GGACAGTTCGTCGTGTTCGCACTCACTCCTGATGGATACGAGAAGATGGCAGAGAACTTCCAAGAGGTTCGACGGTATGTGAGACAACAGAAAGAGTTGATCATCTACTACCGTGAAGCAACCACCGAGTCCGAAGGGACTACGGCAAAAGAATGGCAAGAAAATAACTAAAACATCTCTTGCTTGATTTGTAATAATAATATATAATAGTTCCTCTATAAAAAAATAAACCATATTAGTCAATGGAGTCTCCCCGTATGCCCAGTAATTATTTGCCAACCAGTTATCAAGAATTTATCCACCTGTCACGTTACTCAAGGTGGTTACCAGAAAAGGGGAGGCGTGAAACGTGGGAAGAAACAATCGGGCGTTACTTTGATTTCTTTACCGAACATCTCTGGGATACTTGTGAATACAAACTACCCGCTAAACTCCGCAATGAACTAGAAGAAGCAGTACTGACACAGAAAGTCATGCCATCTATGCGTTGTCTGATGACTGCGGGTGAGGCACTCAAGCGCGAGAACATTGCTGGTTATAACTGTTCATACATCGCAGTTGACAAACCTTCATCGTTTGATGAGATCCTCTATGTGCTGATGAACGGTACTGGTGTTGGGTTCTCGGTAGAACGCCAGCACATCTCACAGTTGCCAAGTGTAGCAGATGAGTTTCATGATACCGACACTACGATTGTGGTAGGTGACAGCAAACTCGGTTGGGCAAAGGCAATGAAGGAATTGGTTGGTCTGTTGTATGCAGGGCAAATTCCTCAGTGGGATATGAGCAAAGTTCGTCCATCAGGGGCTCCTCTCAAGACCTTTGGTGGTCGTGCGAGTGGACCTGAACCTTTGGAGAATTTGTTTACTTTTTGTGTTGAGACATTTAAACTTGCGGCAGGGAGAAGACTTACTTCCGTAGAGTGTCATGATATTGTTTGTAAGATTGCGGAGATAGTAGTAGTAGGGGGTGTACGTAGAAGCGCCCTCATATCCCTCTCAAACCTCTCTGATGACCGTATGAGACACGCTAAGGCAGGGCAGTGGTGGAACGATTATGGGCATCGTGCACTCGCAAATAACTCTGCTGCATACACTGAGAAACCTGATATTGGTATTTTTATGGACGAATGGAAAGCACTTTACGATTCCAAATCGGGGGAACGTGGTATTTTCAATCGTGAGTCTGCTAATATGGCAGCAATCAAGTCTGGTCGAAGGGAGGTGGGTGACCACGAGTTTGGCACCAACCCTTGTTCTGAGATCATTCTTCGCTCTCGTGAATTCTGTAACCTATCAGAGGTTGTGGTTCGTGCGAGTGATAACCGCGAGACGCTACTTGAGAAAGTCCGTCTCGCAACTATTCTAGGAACGTTCCAATCCTCTCTAGTGAACTTCAAGTATATCTCCAAAGCTTGGAAAAAGAACTGTGAAGAGGAACGTTTGCTTGGTGTGTCTATGACTGGTATCATGGACAACAAATACACCAATGGTAAACTGGGCAACCTGCCAGATCTGTTAGAAGAACTGAAAGCAGAAGCAGTCAAGGTCAATGCTGAGATGGCTAAGAAACTCGGTATCAATCAGAGTGTTGCTATCACCTGTGTCAAACCGTCAGGTACGGTATCACAGTTAGTTGATGCCGCATCAGGTATTCATGCTAGACACAATCCGTTCTACATTCGCACTGTACGAGGCGACAAAAAAGATCCATTGACGATGTTTATGATTGACAAAGGATTCCCTGTTGAAGACGATCAGATGAATCCCTCACACACTTCTGTGTTTTCGTTTCCTGTCAAGGTAGACAAGAGTGCCGTGTTCCGCACCGATATGACTGCTATCGAACAACTGGAAATGTGGTTGGTCTATCAGAAACACTGGTGTGAGCACAAACCATCTGTGACGATCTCTGTGAAAGAAAACGAGTGGATGGAAGTGGGTGCTTGGGTTTATGCTAATTTTGATTATATGTCTGGCGTGTCATTCTTACCTTTCTCTGAACACACTTACAAACAGGCTCCATATCAGGACTGTTCTGAACCAGAGTATAAAGACATGTTATCTCGTATGCCTAAAAATATTAATTGGTTAGAACTTTCAGAATATGAAATGAGTGATATGACGGTAGGATCTCAAGAACTAGCTTGCGCAGCTGGTTTCTGTGAGATCGCATAATGGAAGAGTATAACTATACTCTAGAATGTCCGTCTTGCGAATGTGTCTGCGAATTGAAAGTTTTCGGTGAAGACGAACTTCCATGCAATTGTCCTATGTGCGGGGAAGATGTTAATGAAGAGTGGACTATAGCAGACTGATATATAATACCATGACTTGGTATTTTCAGAACAAATCTTATGAACCCACCGAAGAGGAACTCAACTCTTTGGTGGGTTTTGTGTATGAAATAGAAGAAAAAACCACTGGCATGAAGTATATCGGTAAAAAGTTTTTTTGGAGGTCTAAGATACTGCCGGTGACTAAAACCCGCAGGAGGCGCAAGAGAACGCTCGTAGAGAGTGATTGGCGCTCCTACTATGGGTCTAACGACCTTTTAAAAGAAAACGTTGTTAAGAACGGAGAAGACATATATAATAGAGTAATTTTAAAATTATGTAGAACAAAGGGCGACTGTTCTTATTACGAAGCTAAACTTCAATTCGAATATGATGTTCTATTAAATGATAAATACTATAACAGTTTCATAGGTTGCAAGATTCACGCAAAACATTTAACACATGATCAAATTTAAACAATTCCTCGACGAAGGGGTTAATGACCCCGCAATCTTCAAAGCAATCTTTCTCGCAGGCGGGCCTGGTTCAGGCAAATCTTTTATCGTCGGTCAGACCGCACTCACGGCATTGGGTATGCGTGTAGTGAACTCCGATGATGCTTTCGAGAACGCTATGAAAAAAGCAGGTCTAGAAATGGACCCCGAAAACATCTTTTCTGTCCAAGGTCAAGAACTGCGTGGCCGAGCAAAAACACTCACTGGTAAGAAACAAGAACTCTACCTTAAAGGTCGTTTGGGTATCGTGATCGACGGTACTGGTAGAGATTATGACAAGATTAAGAAACAGTCTGTGGAGTTACAGAGACTTGGTTACGACACCGCAATGATATTCGTCAACACTGACAAAGAAACCGCCTTGGCGAGGAATAGGGCCCGTTCTAGGTCACTTCCTGATGATGAAGTCGCAAAAATGTGGGGCGCAGTTCAGAACAATATTGGAAAGTTTCAGGGGCATTTTGGTAAGAATTTTATTGTCCTAGATAATAGTGACGGTGCAAATTGGAAGGCTGGTACCCAACAAGGGTATAAGTGGGCTAAAAAGTTTACTGAAAAGGAACCAACCAAACCAGTCGCTAAAAAATGGATTAAAAGAGAAACATCATGATAACTTGACAATCAAGTTTATTATGTGTATAATGAAGCTTAACTGGCCAGGGATAATAGTATATGGCAATTACTATGAAAAAACTAGAAGTATTTGAGATATTGAGTAAGGTATCTTCTGCTAAAACACGAAAAGACAAAATCAAAGTCTTGCAAGAAAATAATATAGTGCCTGTAAGAGATATTTTACAAGGCACATTTGATCCTAAAATTCAATGGAATCTTCCAGCTGGCAGTGTGCCTTACACTCCAAATAAAGAAGAATCCGTTCCTTCCACTTTACTCAAACAACATAGAAAATTAAAATATTTTGTAAAAGGTTTGAGAGAAAGTGAAACTCTTAATGCGTTAAGAAGAGAAAAGATGTTCATTGAACTTTGTGAATCAGTACACCCAGAAGATGCCAAACTCTTGGTGTCTATGATCAATAAAAAACCACTTGTGAAAGGATTAACAGAAAATTTAATTAAGGAGGCCTTACCAGATTTAATCTCAACTTAGTTATGTTTCCCAACAACTAGATAAAGGAGACTGCCTATGGTAGCAAATCAAATTGAAAGACTTAAAAAAGATTCTAGAGACCTTGGACATTATATCCATAAGTTAAACAAAAAAGGGAAATCAGAAGCAGCATATAAGATGCAAAAAAAACAAGCATTTTTAGAAGCTGCTATACAACAAGTTATTAGGGGGTGATCCTATCTATCGGGCACCCTACGGGGTGCCTTATTAGGAAATTATTATGCCAACATACGATATGAAAAATATGAAGACCGGCGAGATTAAAGAAATGTTTCTTAAAATTGCTGAGAAAGAAGAACTGGTTAAATTGGGAGAATGGGAACAAGTCCACCTTCAAGCTATGAAAATTGTTCGTACCACAACATCGTCACTATCTAAAACTCCAGACAGTTGGAAAGACCATTTAAAAGCTATCAAGAAGAATTCTGGTAAGAACAATACAATTAAAACATGAAACAACAGAAGCAAACTGAACAAATGAATATTCGGTTGGACAATCTAATTACTGTTGATCCAATAACCGAAAAACAAAAAAAAGTATTTTCTGCCTGGAGGGAAGGTGACCATCTTGCTCTCACAGGTACCGCTGGAACAGGAAAAACCTTCATCGCACTATACCTCGCCCTCGAAGAGGTTATGGACAAATCCACACCTTACGATAAAGTACAAATCATCCGCAGTGTCGTTCCTACGAGAGAAGTGGGATATTTGCCAGGCACATTAGAAGACAAACTTGATGCGTTCACCGGCCCGTATCGTGCAATATGTTCAGAGTTGTTTGATGATATGAAAGCATATGAAAAACTATCTCACAATAACTACATCGCATTTGACTCCACTTCTTATATCCGTGGTGTCACATATGACAACTGCATTATCATCGTTGATGAAATGCAAAATCTAAACTTCCACGAATTAGATTCTGTAATTACAAGAATTGGTCAAGCCACCAAAATTATTTTGTGTGGTGATTATCATCAATCGGATTTTAAACAAGAGAAAGATAAACAGGGCGTAAATACTTTTTTACAAATACTTGACAATATGAGGCATTTTAGTATAATATCATTTGGATGGGAAGATATTGTACGCAGCGACTTTGTGCGTGACTACATAATGACAAAAGAATGGATGGGAATAAAATAATGGAACACATTTCAAAAGCAATGAGAAGTTATCTCGAAGGACGAATGCAATACCATATTGCGAACTGGCACGCTTTTATCAACAATCCGGTTGGTGTGGCTGAACATGGTGACTTTATGGAAACATTAGAAAAAGAACTGGATAATGTAGCACGATACAGAGAGTTATTAGACGCTTTAGATTACGTCAGTGGGACGCCAGGCAATTTACCAAACATTTTGACTGAAGGTAGTAAGTGAAGTTTGTAGACCTGTCGGTTTTCGATAATGGTGATGATTTGATTGCGGAGGTGAGAAGAGTTTTTCCTCAATGTCCCCACCCCCAATCAATATCCAAAAGTATTTTATTGGCACTGTAGATTATATATATTCTATAAACGTAGAAAAGAAAGGTACGGAACATGAACAGAGAAGAAGTATTCGAAACACTCAAGATTGACGAGGGTGTGGAATATAAAGTATACGCTGACCATCTTGGTCTTCATACATTTGGTGTAGGTCATTTGATTACATCTGATGATCCTGAGTGGGGTCAATCCTTTGAAACCCCTGTGTCAGAAGAACGTGTGTGGGAAGCATTTGACAAAGATCTTGATACTGCTATTAGTGAGTGCAAAGTATTATTTGATGAGTTTGATGACTTCCCCGAAGAATCACAACAAGTTATTGTCAATATGATGTTCAATATGGGCAGACCTCGTTTGTCCGGTTTTAAGAAATTCTGTGCAGCAGCTAACGAAGGTGATTGGAAGACTGCCGCATTAGAAGGACGTGATTCAAAATGGTATCGTCAAGTAACTAACCGAGCAGAACGGCTCATGAGTCGATTGGAGGCAATCTAATGAAATATGTAAGAAAACTTTTAGGAGAAAGAACAACACTCGATGGCGCAATGTTAATCAGTGTTTGCGTTGCAGTAATTTTATTTGGTGGTATTGCGAAGATGTTGGCGTGGGGTGGTTTGGCATACGGCATTTGGACATTCTTAAAGACTGAAGACTGATGAGAAAAGACGTTCCTATAACAATAGAAAAGTACCTATCGTATATTGATATGCGTATGGAACAACTATCTGATGAAGCTTCAAAATGCAACAGTCAATACGATAGACTTTGGTTTAATAAAATTATTAGTGAGTTGCATTGGGCTAAATTAGGCAATGAAAATTGTTTTATGACTGAAAAAGAGGAGCGATAACTCATGGCAAAATCCCTTAGTTCCAATTCAACAAAACCTGATAGTAAACCTAAAGGAACATCGATTGGTAACGGACATTTTAAAAGATCTTCGTTGAACAAACGAAAGAAAGCGTCTTTCAAGAAATATAGAGGACAAGGAAGATAGAAAACTTTAGTTATGTTAAAAGTAACATATCTACTAATGTTAGTTGGTCTAAACCAAACGTTGATTTGTTACATGAAGTCATTATACGCAACATCGGATTTTTTAGAGATTATCCGTGTTTTGTTTATGGTGGATTTTTGCAAACCCCCGACACATGGGATGTCGACTTAATGGTGGTTACTGAAATAATGCCTGAAGTCGGAGATCATTGCGTTGGTTTATGCAATTCCGCTCATAGAGTTGGGCAGTTGCTTGACATCTCTATCATAACATCAGAGACATTCGAAAAACATCGAGAACAGACCGAATGGTTTAATAAGACTGGAGATTTTATACCAAACAACACTAGATGGTTTAAACCTCATGGTAAAGAAATATATAAAAATGGTGTTGATATAAGTAGTGATACGGAGTATGCGTTTATTTCAGAAAACTTATGGCAAATAAAAAGGTCGAAGGGGTTACCTGAGAAAATATATCAAAGAGGTAGGATAGCAGAGGCGATACCCTTCGTACCTTTGATCAACAAAATAAGGAATAATAGACGCAGAAAAGTGTAGATTCTTTAAAGAATTTGCCGCAAGAAAGTGGTGTTATCGTTGGCAATATGAACAAGACTATGCCTAGTATGGATGGAAGTTTAGATACTACTATCACTGGACTATGGTGTGTAAAAAACTAATACAAGGAAAATTTTGGAAAAAATAATGGCTAAGTACTCTAGATTCGATCCCAAAAACAAGAAGAAGAGAAACGATAAGTACAGGGCGGAAAAGAATAAAAAGAATAAAAATGATCCGTCATCTAAAAACGATTGGAACGAAGAAACCGAACGTTTATTACAAAAATATAATTATCGTTAAACACTGAACTTTGTTATGAAAAATTTAATATTTCAGTACTACATTCCCTATGAGGCGAATGATACTCATCTAGGCGGTGTTGAAATGCCTGAATGGGCTAAGACAGGTTCTAGGTGTACTAAAAAGTATGCAGAACTTTGTGGTGCTGATTACATGTTGCTTCACGATAGGTTCTTTCCGGACCTTGACCCCAGACTAGACTCCAGTAGGATTCACTACGACTCACAATTCTCCAAGTACGATAATATTTTGGTTCTTGACCTTGATATGCTTATCACCACCCGAGAAAATATTTTTGATATACCAATCGAAGATGTCGCAATGGTACATGAAGTTGGTGTTCATCAAAAGATGGGTGGATGGTTGTCGAAGGTAATGTATGTACCCCTTGACCAAAGAGGTATTATCGCCTATGGTAAAAAACTTTTTGGTGACGATTGGATGTTCCCTAAGTCATCATTATACCCACAGGAAAGGTGGAGATATATGAACGGCGGTTTACAACTTTGGTCAAAACAGGGAAGGGAGAAGGCCCGAGAACATTTTACTTCGCTAGATGATTATGTAATACACACAAGATACACTGAACAGATGTATATCAATCTTCAGTTATCACAATCTGTTTTTAAAGTGACAGAGTTAGACAATAAATGGAATCGACTTCCCTATCAATGGCCAGGTCAACCTGATGGATATATCAATCACTTCTTGGCACGTCATAAATTTAATATGCCTAAACTGGAAAAAAGAGGAATGTGTATATGATGTTCTTAGAATTGGCCGCGAATCGTAAGCGTGGTTTGAATTGGGACGCTGTAAACGTCAGTAGTAATTATGGTGACAAATCGGTAAAACTTCATGACCTAACTAACCTACCCATCAAAGGAATTCCCGATAATTTTTATGATGGAGTGTATTCAGAACATTTTATTGAACACCTATACAAGTATCAAGGCGTGAACATATTCAAAGAAGTTATGAGGGTGTTGAAACCGGGCGGTGTGATTCGAACTGTGTGGCCATCATATGATGTTGTTGAGTGGTTGATTGGGGAAGAAGATTTATCTAATCATCCGTTTGTTAAACATTACTATCAAAGATACATTGTTCAAGAAAGGTTCTGTGCTGCTGGTCATAAAAACAAAAGAATTCAAGAACAGGTTGCGTTAGGTCTTCTTTATCAGAAGGGCGAACATTTATATCTCTGGGGCAAACAAGAAATGATTGACACTTTATCATCTCTTGGTTTTCAGAATGTAAAAGAGTATGAATATGGCAAAAGTTCCTTGGCAGATTTTAATAATATCGATACGCCTGGTCAAATTCGTGCGATGCATTCTACCGTAGTTGAGGCTAAAAAATTATGGAAGTAACCATAGTAGTTACAGGTGATAACACTTTAAAACCGTTTTGGCACCCACTGTATTTTAAATATAAAGATGACCCCAAGTACCAAATTGTTTTTGCAAAGAACGTGATGAACGGTATTAATCACGCAAGATTTCCCAACGTGTTTGTAACAAATTATAACGCTATTCCAACCTACAGAATGATGACCGAATTTTTAGAATTAAAAAAGGGTCAGATGATATGTCCCTCATGGCATGAGTATATGCCTAATGATTTTGAAGGTGCTGAATGTGAAAATTCTTTCTCTGTTAATCGTGACCTATATAAAGGTGAATCGAAAAACGAATATATTAGAAAAAGAAACCCTGAAGTGATTAAAAAGGGAAAAATGTATTATTTAACAGGGGAATAATAAATGAAGAATATCCTTTCAAAATGATTAAATTAGTTTTATTTGATTTGGATGGTGTTTTAGTCGACGCAAAAAATATTCACTACGTGTCTTTGAACAAAGCTCTTCCTGAAGAATATGTTATCACTCTCGAAGAACACCGTAACATTTATGATGGTAGAAAGACCAAAGAAAAACTTCAGATGTTAACGGAATCTAAAGGCCTTCCTATAGAACTCCATGAATCTATTTTTGACCGTAAACAAAAAGAAACGGTTAAAATGATGCACACCCTGCCAATCAACACACATGCCTTAGGACTTTTCAAAGAGTTGGAAAATCAAGGATATGTTATTGGTGTGTGTTCCAACAGTATCCGCAGAACTGTCTTGACAGCGCTTGCGAAATCTGGTATTATAGAATATTGTTCAGTGATTCTATCGAATGAAGATGTAAAGAACTCAAAACCTCATCCGGAAATTTACTGGAAAGCGATGTCGATGATGGGTTGTCTTCCCGAAGAAACAGTAATCATTGAAGACTCTCCACCCGGCCTTCTTGCCGCAGAACGATCAAGAGCTTCATATATAAGAGTACAGAGTCCTAAAGAAGTGACTAGAGAAAATATTATGCCTAAATTAAAATCAGAAAAAATTAAAAACTACTGGAGTGATGAAAAATTAAATGTACTCATACCGATGGCTGGTGCGGGTTCTCGATTTCAACAAGCAGGATACACATTTCCCAAACCTTTAATTGATGTTAACGGCGAACCTATGATTCAGGTTGTAGTCGAAAACTTAGGACTTGATGCCAATTATATCTTCGTAGTGCAGAAAGAACACCGTGAAAAGTTTCACCTCGAAAACATGTTGCCCCTGATTTCTCCTGATGGTCGTGACTGTAAGATAATAGAAGTGGATGAGATGACTCAAGGTGCCGCATGTACCGCATTACTAGCAAAAGAATATATTGACAACGATTCACCTTTATTCTTTGCCAATAGTGATCAATGGGTTGATTGGGATCCAGTTCAGTTCATGTACGATATGCAAGAGTCTGATGCTGATGGTGGTATCGTTATATTTAAAGCAACACATCCTAAGTGGTCTTATGCTGCCGTAGATATGAAAACGGGTTTAGTAACAGAAGTTGCAGAGAAGAATCCGATCAGTGATTGTGCAACCGTAGGTTATTATTATTGGAAACACGGTTCCGATTTTGTCAAGTATGCAGAACAGATGATCGAGAAAGATATTCGTGTCAACAATGAGTTCTATGTGTGTCCTGTGTTCAACGAAGCAATTGCAGACGGTAAAAAGATTCGAACAAGTACTGCGAAAGAAATGTGGGGATTGGGAACACCTGAAGATTTAGAATATTTTATAAAGGAAAAATAAAAATGTCGATAGACAAATATCTAAAAATGCAATTCGATCATTATGAAAATGCGGCTTCTAAATGGTCTTTAAAAAATAAAAATCCGGTTGTTGGTGGATATGATAAACATAATTTATGGGAAGATTATGATACTTTTCTGTTTAAAAATTTTATCACTAACGATTTGGTTGCTTTAGATTACGGAACTGGCCCAGGAAGAAACATCATTAAGTTTAATAATAGATTTAAAAGAATTGATGGTGTTGATATTGGAAAAACAAATATAGAAAACGCAAAGATAAATTTAAAAGGTGCTGGTATAGAGGACAGTAACTTATACGTATGTGATGGAAAAACCACGCCAGTTGATGATGAATCTTATGACGTTTGGTTTAGTGTTATCTGTTTACAACACATCGCCAGTTACGATATTAGGTATTCTATTTTAGAAGATGCTTACAGAGTTCTCAAACCAGGCGGTCATATCTGTTTCCAGATGGGATATGGTGGAAGAGATGTGACAAGTTCAAATTATATGACCTATATTAGGAACAACATTATAATGACGGCTGGTTATTATGATAACGATTTCTCAGCGAGAACTACAAATGGATTTCATGATGTTAGTGTTACTAATGAAAAACAAGTGATTGGAGATCTAGAAAAGATTGGGTTCAAAGATATTCTTACTGATTTAAGACCCACCGGGCCTGGGTGTAGCCACAAACAATGGATATACTTTCAGGGAACAAAATAAATGAAAGTAGCGGTGTGCGTATCTGGTGTTCCTGAAAGTAGATATAATCTTCAGGTAAGAAACAATCGGGTTTTAAAAGAAAAATTTCCTGATGCGGATTTTTATTACGCCACTTGGAAAGGTAGGGAAGAACTATTCTATAAACATTTTCCAGACGATAAGTGTGAAACTTTTCAAGAGCCAGTAATGTTATACCACCCTTATATGGATATTAAAGATTTTTCATCTAAAGATTGGGAAGAAACAAAAGCTTGGGTCATTAGAGCTAATAAAATAGAATGGACTAAACATCACACAAAACAAATTTTAATTCATTCAATGTTAGTAAACACTCTAAAAGAAAAATATGATATAATAGTCAGAACAAGATTTGATGCTTTTATATGGAATAATAATAGAGTAGATTTTACACCCTATCTTGTAGATTCTTATGAAAACAATAGAGCGAATTGTTTTGCAGTAACCATAAAACCACAGTTTAAAAAACTTTATGAATCAAACTATGTTAACAATCCAAAAATGAGAAAGTGGATACTAGACCAATTGATTATTCATCCTCGTTCATTTTTCAATCATGATGATGTAACAAAACTTCATACAGAAAAAAGATTGCGAGCGGCTGAATATGGTTGGCATCAAATCATAAGTGAACCCTTCGGCAACAATCATAGAAATTGGCATGGATGGGTTAATCACGATAAAAATGTGATGGTTGAATTTATTAAAGAAGGTTAAAATACATGAATATAATTTTACAACACTATCATGGTGAACTTGGTGAACTAGAAAAACTATCTGTCGATAACATTTCTAACTATGCTAAGAAATGTGGTGGTGAATATGAATTGGTGTTAGGACAACCAATGGGAAAAGAACTTTCTGTTCAGTCTCAAAAATTGTGTGCACTCTCCGATAAGTATGATGATTATGATATGGTTGTTATGTTAGACATTGATATGTTCGAAAGAAAAAACCAAAAAGAAAACATCTTTACTGATGTTGAAGGCATTGGAATGTATGCAAGCATACAACAATCGTTACACCGCAGTTTGGTTAGAAAATTCCCACTTTTGGGTAGTATGTCATACCCATATTGGGGCGGTGCAATATACAGATTTAACAAAGAAGAAAGGAAAAGATTGCGTAAAAATATTGATATAAATGAACTGGCAAAATTTAACTCATCGTACTATGATGAGGGGTGTATGCATCGATTAGCGCATTTATCAGGCCTAAAATTCTCAACGCTGCCTGATGAATATAAATGGTGTCATTGTTCTTATAGAGAAGGAATAGAAAACGCTGCTCTTATTCATATTCGAACAAAGGTAACACCAACCGGACCAAAAAGAAAGAAAATAGAAAATTATAACGAATTAGTGAGAAGGGGTTTAATATGAATGTTCTTATTACTGGGCACTCTGGTTTTTTAGGCGACCACACCGCAAAGTATTTTATTAATAAAGGTCACAAAGTATTTGGTCTTTCAAGGTCTATTAGACAGAACTGCGAATATCAACAATATGCTTGTGACATTCTGGATAAAAATAAAGTTTCTCAAATTGTCAGTGAAAAATTCATTGGACAAATAATTCACATTGCAGGTAAACCTATTGTTGCTGATTGTGCAAAAGACCCCTTTAATTCTTTTATGATTAATGGGTTAGGTACTGCTTCTATTTTAGAAGCAGCAAAGTTTGCTGGATGTGAAAAAACTATCGTGATTGAAACCGACAAGGTATATGGTTTTCAAGAAGAGGTGCCTACCAAGGAAAATGCTACACTAAATCCTAACTCACCCTACGAATTTTCTAAAGTCTTGGCGGCACAGTTCTGTGATTTTTATAGAAAACAGTATCTTATGGACATTGTAAGTGTGCGCCCAGTTAACATATTTGGTGCGGGAGATTATTCTTATAGTAGAATTATTCCTAAAGCTATGAAATGTATTCGGGAAGGTAAAGGTATTCCTGTACACGAAGAAGGTGATAATATATTTCGAGATTTCATCTATGTAAAAGATGTCGCTGAAATGATTTATATTTTAGCAACTGAAAAGACCAAACATCAGGCTTATAATTTAAGTTCCAATTCTTCTATATCTATTAGTAACCTTGCTAAAAATATAACTAAAATTTTGAAACATGACGTTGGACCTATTACAGTTAAAAAGCCCGGAAACTATAAAGAAATTCCTTATCAATCCATTGATGGAACCAGATTCAATCAAGAGTTTGGGTATGAATTCACACCATTTGAAACGGCCATTAAAGAAACCTACGATAGTTATTTCGCATGAAAAATCTAATATACCAATATTATGACGGCAAAGATTTGCCCGGAACACGAGCTTCAGTGAAATCAATGAAGGAATATGCCAAAAAAATTGGAGCAGAACACCTCTTCGAACAAGATTCCAAATGGTTAATTAAACAAAATAGAAATCTAGGTAAGTTTACCCCACACTATGGACAATTCAAAGTGGTTTATGACGAATACTTTGAACAGTATGATAATGTACTTTTCTTAGACACAGATATATTTCCAGTTGACGGATTAGATGAAAACATATTTGACATACCCATAAAACACATCGGACTTTGTGAAGAAAAGTTACAACCCGATATGAGGAAGAAGTATACGGTTGGCAGGATTAACAATGTTTCGGATGAACGGTTCGGCACCTTAATAAAAAACATATACAATAAAGAGTTGCCTCGTCGTAAAGATGGGTTAATGAAAGTTTATAATTCTGGTGTTGTGTTGTACACAAAAGAAGGGAGAGAATATTGCAGAAAGAATTTCGTAAAATTTGAAACCTTTTATAAATTCATTATCTCCGCTGGAATTGATAGTTTTTATGCGTCCGACCAAGGTTATCTTCATGCTATGTTAGAAGTTGCTAATTTAGAATGGACTGCCCTTGATTCTGGATGGAATAGTTATGTGCATTACTTGCCGGAAACTACTGGTCCCCGAAGACCTGTTATAGATACTAGAACAGAAAATACAAAATTTGTGCATATACAATTGCGTGGTGCTGATGACTACGATTATGATAAGTTGTGGAGAATCACCAATCTAGAAGAGACAAGGTGGGGAATATATTAATGAAAATTTATGAATATAAAAATTACGAAGATTATGTAGAATGGCAAACAAAGGTTAATAAAATTAAATTAGATTGGGTTTATGTTCGAGAAAATGTAATTGAAATTATCTGTAAAAAAAGTGCCTTTGCGGGTTTTATTATATGTCATGGAACGAGAAATGGCGCTGAACAAAAATTCTTTAAGAAAAGATTTCCTGAAGCATACATTATCGGAACCGAAATTAGTGATACGGCTTCTCAGTTTGAAATGACTATTCAACATGATTTTACTATTCCCAAAGAAGAATGGATAGGAAAAGCTGACATATTGTATTCAAATTCTTTTGATCATACAATAGAACCAGAAAAAACTATAATGACGTGGAAAGATCAATTATCTCCTTCCGGAGTACTTTATTTAGAATATAGTGAATCAGATTCGGTTTGTGAAGCCGCCGATCCACTTTTAGCTACTCAAAATGAAATTGAAAGTCTTATTACAAGTAAAGGTATGACTATTATTGAAAAATTTTTAGGAAGTAAAACAAGCACAGTTTTAGTTTGTAGGAGAAACAATCAATGATAAATGCCAAATTAGACCATGTAAAAACATTACCTGAATTTTATACTGAAATACGAAAACAACACGAAGAGGCTCACGGGATCGACTATTGTTGGCAACATGATGCCATGCAAAGATTAATGAAGTCGTGTGATAGTTATAAAGAACTTGGAACACATCAAGGTGCAAGTGCAGCCGCGGCCTGTTTGACTAATCCCAAGTCTGTAACTTTAGTCGATATAGATATGCACCGATGGAGACCCTTCGAAAACTTATTTAATGATTACTGTAAAGAAAATAATATACGACTAACTGTTAAAGAAATGTCTTCCACTGATACCAAAACTTTGAGTCCAACCGATTTACTTTTGATTGATAGTAATCATCAACCAGCTCACCTGATACAAGAACTAGAAGTACATAAAAGTACTATTAAAAAGTACATTGTTCTTCATGATACTTCTAGATTGTTTGGAAGAGCGGATGATAGATTATATCGTGTCGCAGAAAGTTTTTGTTCTGGTATAACTCCGTGGCGAATAAATTTTCGAGAAAAAGCAAATGTCGGTTATACTATTTTAGAAAATACATTAAACACGTAATCACATGAAATCATTTGTTATAACAATTAAGTCGAACCCAAAATCAGTTGCAGTGGCTGAACGTTGTATTAAATCTATGCCCGGTCACAATGTTAAAATGTTTGATGCGTTTACCCCCAAAGACGATCCACAAAAATTATTTAAAGAGAAGGGTTTGCCTACAAAAAATTTTATTGAAAAGTTTTCATATTTCGAATCTGGTTTATCAGCATTCCTTTCTCACTACACTCTTTGGGAAAAATGCGTCGAAGACAATGTTGAATATCAAATATTCGAACACGATGCTGTTGCAATAAATAACTTGCCTTTACATATAAATTATGATAAGATAATATCTTTGGGTCAACCTAGTTACGGAAAATACAATACACCAATGTTTATTGGTGTAGGTCCGTTAACTTCTAAACCATACTTTCCAGGAGCACACGCCTACCGACTTAAACCTGATGGTGCAAAACTTCTTATCGAAACAGCTAAAGAAATGGCCGGTCCGACTGATATTTTTCTACGAAGGCAATTATTTCCTTTTTTACAGGAATTTTACCCATGGCCGGTTATGGCAAACGATTCATTTACGACATTACAAAAAGAAGCTGGGTGTCTAGCAAAACACAATTGGAAAGGGGGAAGGAACTATGAAATCTTACAGTAAATGTTTTATTACTGGTTGTGACGATAAAACAGAATGGATGTTGCCTTGGTTTCTAAAAAACTACCTCAAACATAACGACACACCCATTGTTCTTATGGACTTTGGATTAACAGAAGAAACACGTGCTTGGGCATATCAAGTTAGTGGATTTGACGATGTCATTCCTATTAAAAAAGGACAAAAAGTGGCTTGGTTTTTAAAACCAGCAGCTCTTCTAAAAATAAAAAGTGAATATGCGTGTTGGTTAGATACTGATATTCAAATTTTAGGTGACATGTCGGGAGTGTTTAGATATGCAGAAGAAAAAACATTAGCGATGGTTGAAGATAAACCTTGGTCAATACGAACCGGCGAGACTTGGCATAACAGTGGTGTGGTTGCGATAAAGAATAAACCTCAAATTTTAACGAGTTGGGCCCAAGCGTGTATTGACAACCCCATACAAGGAGATCAAGAAACTCTTCATTCACTAATACGTGATAATCCGATATTGCGTATCGGAACTATTGTTTCGTTACCTAATATATACAACTGGTTAAGGGTTCAGTTGGAAAACGACGGACACGATAATCCAAACAAGTTGGCGATGCACTGGACCGGATATAAAGGCAAGTTAATGATACGGAAATTGATGTATAATGAGAAGTAATGATGTTGTCCACATTATAGGTAACGGAGATAAATCCGTTTTTTGGGATGATATGAACGAACCTTCAGGAACAAGGCTCGTTTGTAATATGCCCCCATTCCATATTGAAAATGTTTATGCAACATGTATGGTAGATTTTAAGATGATGCTGGCCCTAACGGAAGGTCATGTAAATCTTGACATGTTTCGTTGGGTTTTGGGTAACCGTCCTAAAATCTGGATGAACGATCCTGGTCAATCAGTATTTTATTTAAAGTACGCTCAGAATATTCGAGATTTCTATCTGACTGTTCCGAAGTATTGTGGACCAGAAGGAGACCCGATGTCTGCCACAAACTTCAATTGTGGTCATATGGCTACACACTTTGCTGCAACGAAGTTTAAACCTAAAGAAATTCACATGTATGGATTCGATACTATATTAGATTTCAACATGCGTTCTATTACAGATGTTTACTTAAATAGTGATAGGTCTCACTCAAATAATTATAGGCTCTTGAATAACTGGCGTCCAATATGGTATCATTTATTTAAAGAGTTTGAAAATGAAGTACAATTTATCCTACATCATGACCATGATGAAATAAAAATTCCTCAAGGGAAAAATGTAACTATTGCTGTTCATAAAAGTAAAAAACAAGAAAAACTAGAAAAAAAGAAACTTGACGAAGCAATACAAACTAGAGTTCTTTCATCAGAAGAACTCTCTAAACTTAACCGTAAACAAAGGAGATCCTACGAAGCAAGACTTCGAAAGGGCAAATTAAAAAATGTTTGAACATATAAAAATTGATCTTGGTTATGATGATCTCAATGCGGTTACAGAAGAATCTGGTCGTAAGTACTCCACACCTGATGGCACACGATACCCATCAATAACTACAGTTCTTAGTATTCTTTCAAAAGATTCGATTGCGAAATGGAAAAAAAGAATTGGTGAAGAGAAAGCTAATCAAATCTCTTTTCGTGCCTCTCAGAGAGGAACCGCTGTCCACGAGTTGATTGAAAAATATATAAACAACGATTCTGGGTATCTTTCGGGGTATATGCCAAACATCATCTCAAACTTCCTATCCGTCAAAGATATTTTAGATGAACGGATTGGAAAAGTATATGGTCAGGAATGTCCACTTTATTCCGATCATTTACGTCTTGCTGGTCGTGTTGATTGTGTTGCTGAATTTGATGGTAAGATATCAATCATTGACTTTAAAACCTCCAAAAAACTCAAACGAATAGAGTATGTCGAAAACTACTTCTGTCAAGAGGCTGGATATGCTGTCATGTGGGAAGAGCGAACTGGAATGCCCATTGAACAACTCGTTACCATCATCGCTGTAGACGATGAAGACCCCCAAATCTTTATCGAAACGAGAGATAAGTGGATTGGTAAGTTAATCGAAACTGTAGAACTCTATGAGAGCTCCCCCAATTAATGAAAAAGCGGAATATAACGTATTCCTAGATTTCATGGTTTAAACCATTGACAAACTCGTCATTCTGTGCGAAAATTACTTTGTAATTAACGATAAGGAATGAATCACATGAGACCATATAACCCAGATAGAAAAACCTATCGCGGCGTTCGCCTTTTAGATGAACCAACTACTCCTCAAGTTTTGGACACGGCTGTATCTTGTGATTTTTATGAAGAAAATCATGGACTTACCTACGAGGAAAACTTCGATACCGAAGAACTCAAAGATGTGGTTGAAAAAATGTTAGGTATGTTAACTCCACGAGAAGCTAAAATCCTTCGATCACGTTTCGGAATAGGTGTTCCAAGCGACCAAACTCTTGAGGAAGTCGGGCGGCAGTTCTCCGTAAACGGACAACGCATTCGGGAAATCGAAGCAAAAGCGTTGCGTAAGTTACGTCATCCCTCTCGTTCTGGACTATTGGAGGCTTTTGTATGAGAGTGCGCCAGGAGATCACTGTGTGGGACAAGTGCGAGTATCGGGTACCCTCACACATATACCTAACCGAGGGCACAAACCTCATCGGCTACGTGCCAGAGGGTTCTAATGAGGCGTTAATCTTCTCGTCTCCTAAGAAACAGTGGTCCGTGTCTCGTCGTAAGTTCCGAGACCTCACCAAAGCCGAGATTAGAGGAATATCTGGAATATAATGTATTCCCAAAATTCATGTAAAAAATTCGATTGTAAGTCATTGATTATACAAGGTTTTTTCTTTAATATTTACCCCTTTAAAATCAATAACTTAGCACTTTACAAATGTTCAGATATATGCGATAATATGTTTTTAATGAATGAGAGAAGAGATATGACTGACTTAATCACTGACTTTGACACCTACGCTGAGTATGTTGCTAATCGTGGGCGTCACGCCGCCGTTTCAGAGTTTCTGTTTGACGCATTGAAGAATGCAGAAATCTGGGATGAAGTGACAGAAGTGACTAATCCTGAGATCAAAATTGATCCAACTAAACCCGCTTACATTGTGAGGACTGTATAATGTCATATTTAATTCACCAGTTTCACTTATCAGAAGAAGCCCGAGACCACTTGAATTCAGTTGGTTGGGATGGCGACTTTGGAGATTTTCCTGAGATTGTTATCCACCGTGATGTCAAGTTCATGGGTGGTTCTAAGAACTATGAATCGTGGATGTCAGATCACTTCGCTTCGGTTGCTCGTGTTACTGGTGTTGATACCCTCGAAGACGTGTTCCATGTAGGTAACGGATATGGTCCTGAAGGGTCTTGCATTCAGAAGTTCACTCGAATGCATTCGGTTTCTGTTGGTGATATTGTCGTCAACGAGAAGTGTGGTACTGCTTGGATGGTCGATGGTGAAGGTTGGTCTAATGTTGATTTTGGGAGGCCGTTCTAAATGCTCTTTAATCCGTTAGAGTTGACTTTACTCATCATGATGATTAGTTCTATTAGTTACTATGTTGGTAGAGAACTAGGATACAAGTCTCATATGGAAGAAGTGATTTCTGTATTAAACAATGTTCCTGATTTTGATATTACTTTCAAAGCAGAAGAAAAAAAGGATTAGCGGTACTTCCTATATATTTTAGTGGCTAAGACGATTATATGTTTCTGCATTACTAATGAATCGTCGGATACAGTGCGGGGTGGTAGTGGATACTGAGGAGGGCAGCTGTATTGTTTTGGAATTATTATGGTTAAAGAAAAAACATTAGAAATTAGAGACGAAGCAAAAGAACAGTATAAAGAAAGTACTATGTCCAAAGCGGGTCGTTTGGCAATGGAACTCAACGCTGAGAAAAAACGTCTCAAAGAAGAGATGGAAGATCTACAGTCTCAAGTTGATGACATGACTCCGGTTACACCTACCGGCACAATTGACAGCTATGTAAAGTGGATTGCAACTATAACAGGCGTCGTCGGAGTGTTTCTAATGAGTGCAGGATTTGGAACAGCTGGGCAATTAGCATATTTGATAGCAGCGTGTAGCTGGATCTTTGTCGGAGGTGTTTGGAATGATAAAGCAATTATGATTGGTAGTGCCGTGTCTGGTACTGCTGTATTGATGAATTTAGTAACGATCATTTTTTAGGAAAAAATATAATGATACAAAGAAGCGATTTTGATGAACATGCATTTGAACAATTTTTTCGTGACGAATTAATTGAACAACTTGTGGATTTTGAAAGTACTATGGACAAAGATAGTATTCGTGATACTACTTTGGTTGAAGCATTTAAACAAGTGATTGCATACAATAGTGTGCCCGGAACCTATGAGGAAGGAAAATATGACAAGTGAAGTGAGTTTAGTTGGTATGACGATGCCAAGTGCCACAACTGGGTGTAACACTGCAAATGAATTAATTGCGTATGCCGCAAGGGTAAGCAATCCCAATAATCAGAACAATGAGAAGACTGCACCCAAGTTGCTGCGGTATCTCATTAAAGAAGGTCACTGGTCTCCTTTTGAGATGGTGAGTGTCACGATGGAAATCAAAACGACTCGTGATATTTCTCGCCAAATTTTGCGTCACCGTTCTTTCTCGTTTCAAGAATTTTCTCAGCGTTATGCTGTCAGTGAAGGGTTCTATACCACTCGCCAGGCGCGTAAACAACACCCCACAAACCGACAATTGTCTATGGTAGATGAAGACCTACCTAGACAGAAAAAGGCGCAGGAGGTCTTTAATGAGATGCAGGCGGAGGTTGCAAAGGTAGCCAAAGATTACTACGAGATGGCGTTGAACACGGGTATTGCTAAAGAACAGGCACGTGCTCTTCTTCCGGAAGGACTTACAAAAACTACTTTGTATATGTCTGGTACTCTTCGTTCTTGGATTCATTATTGTGAACTTCGTCGAGGTCACGGCACCCAGATAGAACATATAGACGTAGCTGATAGATGTTGGGATATTTTAGGAACACATTTTCCTGATGTGGTTAAAGCGGTAGAGGATTTAAATGATGAATGTATTCGTGTTGGATAAAAATCCAGTACAATGTGCTAAAGAACACATCGACAAACATGTTTGCAAAATGTGTACTGAATATGCTCAGTTATTATCTACAGCACACAGAGTTGTGGACGGTGAGTTGTGGATAGGAAGAACTCAAACAGGTAGAAAAGTCAAACGATACTACCTCGAAGATTCGTATATGAATCATAAGTTATACCTTGCTAGTCACATCAACCACCCCTGCAATATTTGGTTGCGTGAGTCAGTAGAAAACTATAACTGGTTGTACAAGATGTGGAGGTGTCTAGGCCAAGAGTATTCTTATAGATATGGTAGGACACACAAATCAATTTCCAAGTTGGCTGATGCTTTATCTACCCCACCTATGAACATTGAACAGGAGAGTATGACAGAACCTCCAGCTGCGATGAGTAACTATGTTGAATGTATTGTAGAAAACAATATTGTTGCTTCGTACAGAAATTACTATTGGAAAGCAAAGAGGTCTTTTGCAAAGTGGACCAAACGTGATAAACCGATTTGGTGGACAGAGTTTGAGTCAAAGGAAAAAAATAAAACTCTAGGTGCACTAAACAATAACAATAGTTTAATATTGGAGTAATACAAATGGCTGGTAAAGGTTCAAAGAGAAGACCCACCCAAGTAGAATCAGAATTGGTTGATCATAATTGGGACATTATTTTCGGAGGAAAAAACTTGAAGCATGAAAACGACAGAGATATCATAAACGTGAAGATCAGTAATCACTTCTCGGCTGATGGTAGAAAAGAGGCTATAATAATAAAGACAGCGAAAGGATATATGGTAGAACTATATGAAAAAAGTCGTTATGTTCGTACCGTAGATGCTAACAATCATAGTCTTAATTATGCCGAAGATATCGCAGAAAATTATATACTAGGGGTTCCCTTATAAATTGTTTGAATATAATCTTCAAACTGTTCAACCTTTTCCAAACGTTTAGGCCAATAAATGTAATCTTTCTCAGGATTCTTCTTTAGGTTACTTAACAACGGTTGAATAGCATTAAAGAGTTTATCAAGTCTTTCTTGCGTTGAACTCGCTTCAGTAGAAACTGATTGTATTGTTTGATTTGCCTGTTGTACTGCGTCCAATTCTTCTTCTGTTACAGCAGTAAAACCAAAATCAAAAATGTCAGAGGTTGACATGTTAACTCCATTTATGGTAAAATAGTACTTATATTTAGGAAATGTATAATATGAAATTAAATGATATCGTTACAATAGTAGCCGTAACTGGTGCTGAATATGTAGGCAAATTTGTGAAAGAAACACCGGAACATATCACTATAAAAGACCCCCACATTGTTTCTCCTGACGGAAACAACCTCGGATTTATGCCTACTGTCGCCATGACCGGCGAACCCAAAATTGATAAAGTCAATTTTTATAAATTCGGTGTTATTGTAGTGGTCCCAACGGCCGTTGCTGTAGCGAAAGAGTATCGAAAATCTTGTAGTGGAATTATTCTGTGAAAGTTATAATAGCTGGTTATGGTCCTGTTGGTCAAGCGGTAGAATATGTGCTGACCAAACATCATGGCGTCGATGTTTTTGTTGATGATTCAGCTAAAGGTTTCCACTATTACCGTGATGAACATGTTGATCCACCAGACGCTGTGGTTGTCTGTGTTGCGACTCCTATGAGAGAAGACGGTTCTTGCAACACAGATCATGTCGAAGAAGTGTTTGATAAGTATGGAACAACTAAATACCTCATCAAGTCTGCGGTTGATCCCGTATGGATAGACTGGGAAGCTGGTGTCCGAGAAGGTAGTTTCACTGTTTCGCCCGAGTTTCTAGGTAGTTCAAATATCAACCGCAACACGTTAGAAGAGTTTGAGAAACAAACCTATGCAATTTATGGTGGTCACGATCCTAGATTCTGGGATGAACTGTTTAAACCTGTATTACCAGAATTAAAAGAGGTTAAGTACTGTTCATTGCAACAAGCAGCGTTTGCCAAATATGTTGAGAATACATTTCTCGCAACAAAAGTGTCATTCTTCAATGAGATGTATCAGATATATAAGGACCTTGGGTTTGAGGGTTTTGATCAGATGGTTGATGCGATCACAATTGATCCTCGCATAGGCAGATCTCACACGCAAGTGCCCGGTCCTGATGGTAAGTTTGGGTTTGGCGGTCACTGTTTGCCTAAAGATATCGCAGCTTTAAGATACATATCAATTGAATCACCACTTCTAGACGCAATAGTGGATATAAACGAGGAGCATAGAAATGATTAGTGCAAGTTATGAATCAGTAGAAGAAAATATATTAAATTGGATCTCGTATATTAAAGATCCAAACATGGATGGTTTTTCTACTTGGTATCAAAAACAAAAACTTTATCGGGTACAAAAATTGGTAAACGAACTTTTAGATGATGACACTCTCCCCACTCACGTAGGGGAAAAAGAATGGTTGGATAATCTATGAGCAAATGGGAAGAACCTAATAACGAAACGAAACGTAAAAAAATCCGAAGTAAACGTAAACCAATGTCAGCAGAACAAAAGGCTGCAGCCGTTGAAAGACTTAAACTGGCAAGAGAGGCCAAAGGTCCGTCTAAAAACTTATCGTTGCCAGAAAATCTCCGTGATTTGCCCGATGATCACTATTTGTCACCCAAAAAAGTAAAGGACTGGTTAAAAATCTGGAAAACAAAACTTAATGGGATGAAATATTGGAAAGATTCAAAGGATAGGTCTCAAAGGAACGAGTATCAGATAACAGAAACATATGTGAAAAATATGCAAAACTATTTGAGTACAGGGATCTGGTCTGATTTTCGATATGGTGAAAATCGAGAACACAAAACAGTCTGGAGAGTTGTGGCTAACGCTTATGAAAATGGCGAGATAAAAAGAACCCAAGGGCATTTTTACGACGATATTGGATTTTATGGAGCAAAAGAAAATGGATCTTGAAGGATTAATGTTAACAAAAAACAAATTTACAAAGATGGTTGAAGATGCTGTATTATACGATGGTTTGTCCTATATGGATGCTATCGTTCACCTTTGTGAAAAAAACAACCTTGAGATTGAAGATATAAAAAAATATGTCACACCAATCGTCAAGAACAAACTTGCGGTAGAAGCACAAAACCTAAACTTCCTTGAGAAGGACGGTGATGCTTCACCACTTGAGTAAATTACCACTTGACATTCGATGTCTTTTTTGGTAATATAAATAGTCTATATTATGAATTTTGTGGATAAACTTAAATATACTAAAAATACACTGTACATACAAGGAAATAAATATGTCGTTTGAAAATCTTAAGCGCAATCGTGCTAACTCTATCTCTAAACTAGTCGAAGCTGCCGGTGATGCCGGTTCACAACAAAAGACAACCAAGTCTTACGTTGATGAACGTCAATGGAAACCTTCCGTTGATAAAGCAGGAAACGGTTATGCTGTTCTTCGTTTTTTACCCGCACCCGAAGGTAACGAACTGCCATGGGTAAGATACTGGGATCATGGCTTTAAGGGACCTACTGGTCAGTGGTATATCGAGAAGTCTTTGACTTCGATTGGTCAACAAGATCCTGTATCAGAATCTAACAGCAAATTGTGGAACTCTGGTAACGACCGCGACAAAGATGTTGCTCGTGAGCGTAAGCGCCGTTTACATTACGTCTCCAATGTTCTTGTCGAGTCTGACCCAGCAAACCCAGCAAACGAAGGCAAGGTAATGCTCTTTGTTTTCGGTAAAAAAATCTTTGACAAGATTATGGATGTAATGCAACCCCAATTTCAAGATGAACAACCAATGAACCCTTATGATTTTTGGGAAGGCGCTTCGTTCAAGTTGAAGATTCGTAATGTGGAAGGATATCGTAATTATGATAAGTCAGAGTTTGCTTCACCTTCACCTCTCTCTGAAAGTGAAGAAGAACTCGAATCTATTTACAATAAGTTATATGACCTGAACGAGTTCTCTGATCCTGAAAACTACAAGACTTATGCTGAACTAGAAGCAAGGTTACATCTGGTACTTGGTCAGGCGGTTCAGTCTGATTTTCCAGAGTTTAAAGCAGAACCGGCGCCTGCAATGAAGGTTGCACCCGCTCCAGAAATCAAATCATCTACAGATGATGACGATGATGATGATGATGACACCATGTCATACTTCGCCAAGTTGGCTGCAGAGGAATAAAAAATACACACGTTGGTTGATTACCTTGGGTATCCTGCGGCGACTTTACCAAAGTCACAAATAAGACGGGAGTGTTGTGTCGTGTTGAGATAAACACTTAAAATCACCAAAACAATTACTAGGGGACTTTACAGTCCCCTTTTTATTTGTGTTAGTAACTCATTGAAAGACCATCGACAGCCGATGGGGTATCAAAGAATGCAGTGCTTTGACTGACATTACTCACATTAGATGTGGGCGCATTGACAACATTAATAGGTTGTTGTGATTGTGTCGCTTTGGTTTCTTCTCTTTCTGCGGTTTGAACAGCAAGTTCGTTTGCGGTATCCATTCGGTTAGTTTCAACGGCCGCAACATCAATGGGTGTAGTCTCTGCTGGTGCTGATAAAAAATCACTAAGCTTATCGAAGATGGATTTCTGTTTATTTTTTAAAAACATTTCAACTTCATCTGGTGAGGCACCGTCATCAATCAATCGTCTCACTTGACCAAAAGTAATACCGCTTACCTTATACTCTTGCATAATTTCATTAAGTTCGTTAGAAGGGTCGGTCTGAGATATACTAATAGTTCCCTCGCCTTTTTCAAAATCAAAAGCACCTAACGAGTTTTTGAACTTCGCGTCACCACCATTCTCTGTAACCAATTCTTGCTGTTGGAAACTCGAACTCATACCTTCTGAGTATGGGTTTCCAACAGATCCAGAATCTAATGAAGTGATCGCCGTTGTGATTCTCTCGTTGCCCGATTCCACAACATTTCCAGCAGAATCCATAGTAGTTGTGTACTCGGTATCTGCTGATTCTGTTGCACTCACAACGGTAGTGTTAAGTGTTTTCCCACTGTCAGGATCAGTAACTTGATCAGGCATAAACGGATAGAAAGGACCAAACCCCACCTTACCAATAACAGGAACATCAAACTCTATACGGGGTACACCAATCTCAGCGAACAGGTTAGTCAACATGCTCTTGATTTTTGATAGGTCAAAGAAATCGCCCGAAAAAAACTCTGCGATCGCATTACCGGCATCATCTAGGATATCACCAATAAAGGAGAACATTGATATGACTGGTTCGAAGAAATTAGATAGTTTTTCCCCAATAGTTTTTATGATTGATATGACTGGTTCGAAGAAATTAGATAGTTTTTCCCCAATAGTTTTTATGATTGATATGACTGGTTCGAAGACTGGTTCGAAGAAATTAGATAGTTTTTCCCCAATAGTTTCTATGAAATTAGATAGTTTTTCCCCAATAGTATCTATGATCGATCCAATGTCGAGGGAGTCGATCATGTCGGAGAAAAATTCAGAAATAGCAGTGGGTATAGAAGTTATCCATTCTTCGAAACTATCCATTATTTCGGCAAACGATTCTTGATAACTAAAGCTGTCCAGTGCCTTCTCGACATCAGCAAACCCAAGTGCTCCGGCGATCCAAGAAACAAGGTTCTTTAATTGATCCAGCGGCCACATGATAAACAGATCAAGCAGTGTCTCAATGGCCCGAGTATATCCTCTTAGAATTTTTGTGGCAAACCCATCGTCTGCGTTAGCAGTAAATCCATCAACAAACCCTTTGATTAACGCGATTGTTGCCACTGCCGCGGCAACAATTAAAGCAACCGGCAAAAGAACTGCACCCACGGCCGCAATAATTGGGCTCAAAGCAGCAACAATGCCAGTGACAAGTGTACCAAGGGCCGCACCAATGGCAGACATAGTAGCAACAATGCCAGCGAAAAGTGAACTGAAGGCGGCACCAAGACCAGTCAAAAGTGGCATAACTAACGGTGCGAACCTTGCTATTTTATCTGTAATCATCTTAATAGTGCCATCAATCCCCGTTAATTCAGAAACATAATTTAAAAAACCTTTCTCTTCAAAATCCTTTTGAGCCTTATCTACTTCACCCAAAAACCCCTCACGTTCTTTGGGTTCTGATCCGAATCCTTCACTTTCGGTTCCTTTACTTTCGGTTTGTCTTTCATCTTGGTCTTTATCTTTCTGATATGTAAACTTTTCGTCATCAAGTTCTAGTTGTTTTTCTTGGATAATTATAGTCCGAACTTGGTTTTCATTTATATCAAAAAATGTATTCAGAAGACCGTCCATAAACATTCTAATATGATTAGAAATTTGTTTAAGAGTTTGGTCCATTGACTCAAGAATGTTACGGAAAGGATCGTCCATTTGGACGACAAGGTCTTCCGTGGGGAGAACTTTTTCTACACTGACAACACTTTTTTCGAAACTGGAGTTTGCTATCTGTAACGCTTTGGTCACTTCCATCAGATTAGAAGTAGCCGGCAACAACTCTCCGTCTATTCGTGTTATGTTATTATCTTCCGCCATTTGCTCGTTTAATCCTTTCGTTTTCTTCCTTAACGTGTTGTATCAACATCATGACGTAAATTTCCCTCTCCCAAGGCAACATCTCATTCAACTCTGTCAAAGAGTATTTATGGTGTTGCATCAATTGAAAATTCAATTGATAATGATTAACTAAGTTATCATGAGAGAGGCACATCAAAAAAAATTCTGCATACCCTCAATTGTTCTATCGTTTTCCTCTTTACAGTCTGTACATGTGAATTGTAAATGATAAGTTGTTTTTGGCATGTCCTGTAGAAACTCTGCCAACATTGCGAACTGGCCCCCTGTCATTGATTCTAAAAATTCATCAACAGATTCTTGGGGTTCATCATCTAAACTAATTCGTTCGTCTTCTGTGCGAATCGCATCAATACATTTAGTAATTAATGTGAATGCGTTTTTGGGCGAATTGTTTAATTCCACATTTCCTTCAGCAAGATGTCTATAAGATGGGTATCGCATTTCCAAAGAAATATCATCAGTAAGTTTAATGATATTAGACTTCTTTTCTGGGTGACTGACCTGAACCTCTTCTAAATTTATTTCAATTTCATTTTGTATTCCACAATGTTCACATTTAACACCGATCTTAGTTTTCTCGCCAACTGACTTAGCTCGTATTTGAGTAAACATATACTCGACATCAAAAGTTGTCAATTTATTTTTATTGAACTTGTCTTGTATACAAGATTCAATCGTATCCAATACGGCACGTAAAGTTGATTGTTCATCGCCCGATTCAAAAGCCATCAATAATACTTTTTCTTCTTTTACAAGATAAGGACGGAAGTGAACCGTTTGTTGGGTTGATGGTATAACTAATGAATATTTGGGTGAGTCATTGAGTTTAGGTAACGCCATTTCATTCTCCGTTTATAATAAAATCATAACACTAATTAAATATCTGGTGGTTTGCTGTTGGTGATCAGGTTCTTTTGTTGGTTTCTTGACAAATCGGAACTTAAACTGTTGGCAGAGTTTACTTCTCTCCAGTTTTTATAGACAAAATCAACTGAGATTTCTACTAACTGGTCTGGATTGTCATTAAGTTGTGGACCCGACATTGCAATCGGATAAGCATCCTCTAATAAACAATTATAAATTACTTTGTAGGGAATGTTGACATCTTGTTTATTCCCCGAAGTACTTGCTGTGGGATCACTGCCCGATGTTATTTTTGTTGCCAAAGTTTCTATGTCGGTAGTTGGTTTTAGTTGTTGTATATTAATATTACGAGTATAGTCAGAATAATATCCTAACTGATAAGTTTGGTTGTCAACGATTAAATTCATCCACTCTTCAAAAAAGTACCTAACATAAGGTTCATTAAGTACCAGAAAGGTCATAGTTACATTAGATTTATCATAACCATATGCTACTGTGTTCTTAGTAATACCAATTGTCCTATCATTAGTCAGTATAGATCTGCTGGGCATAGTCGTAGACCGGCATAGTAAATCGAGATTTCGGGCCTGTTCTTGTGCTGGCAAGATGATACGAAATAGGTTACTTTTCGCAATCCCACCCGCTCGATTGACAGTATCTTTTAATTGTTCTATACTATAAGCCACTTATACTTTCTCTTGAGTTTCTGTAAACAACTGATTGTCCTGCTCCTTTCCATTGTGCCGTTGGCAAAAAGGTTGCAATCTCCCATTCGGGGGACGGAACAAATGCTAATTTCTGTTCTACCTGAGATGTCAAGTAGTGTTTAAAACAAGGTTTAAAATATTTCATTTTCGAAGTTTTCTGTAACCTTTTATATGTAATTAAAAGCCTTGTGTTCTCATCATAAGTATTGTCAGAAGTATAGTCCATCAACGAATCAAGAAATTTTGCCCTTAATGCGATTGGTAAATAATGCAAATTCAATCCATAGAATCCTTTGGCTGCTGGTCCCACAATAATTATGAGAGGAAACGCATCCCAATAGGGCAGAGTGTCCTTATGTTTCGCATCATAGAAAAACATCGCCATCTTACCAATCACATTTCTTTGGCGCCCCGCTCCCGCAGCTTTCTGTTCGATAGGATCGTCGCGCATTAAACTGCGCCTATTTATCGACATATTCTGCACTTTCTTGCGGAACCACTCACGAGATTCCCGTGAACGAGGAGTAATCCCCGCTCTGAATGCTTGTTGTTCTACTTTCTGAAAAAGATTTGCCATGTTTTTATTTAGTCTTTTTTCTAGAGAAAGGTTTCATTTTCTTGAGCGGTCTGGTAGATTTAGGGAGAATTCCCATTCGTCTTAATTCTATTTCAGTCCATATTTGGAAATCCCATCCCCTGTCTTTTGCATATTCGTTTGCGGCTTCCCACTTATTTTGATTTTTAACAAAAGTATATCCTTCAGTAATATACCGTTTTGTTCTACGGTTGCCAGTGGGAGGTTTTGTTTCTTTGTTAGGTTTGACTTCAATCAAAGTCGTTGTATTGTTTTCCCATACGACCTTGAAATCCATAAAATAACGATGGTATCTCTTGTCCACTTCATAAAGATATGGTATAACAATTTCTTCTGAAGACCACTCTTTGATGGCGTCGGTTTGGTCAAAAAACTGCATACAGTGTTTTTCCCAATGACTTCTATAAAAAACCTTTGTATAATCCCCTTTATATTTGGATTTGTTTTTAACTGTATATCTGCCAGAATATGCCATATTTTCACTATAAATAAAACCAGTAAATCTATTTATCGAGTTTCTATCAATGGCCGAAACAAACCTAAACACTAGTAAGACCACTCTCGTTGCAGCGAAAACCATCGCTGATACGACCTTTTCTGAAAAGGGTGATATTAACCCCGTCTTTCCATTAACCTACAGACAGGATTATCAGGGTAAAGTTATATTTAGCGTCATCGAAGATGAAGAAACCAATATCGATGAAATCAAACAGGCAATGTCGACCAAACAGGAGTCTTTAACGGAAAATGGCAACGCAACTGATGAACGTGGAGAAAGGTTAAGAAAGAATTCAGAAGAATACGTTGAAGATCTTAAGCGAAAAGTTGAGGCCTCTCGACAAGCTCAAAGAACCAGCACAATTAATCGTTCGGCACAAAATAAATCCCCACCCCCTGGCAGTAAACAGTGTATTCTTTTCTTACCACAAGCAATCACCTTTGCAGATGGTGTTCAGTATGAAAACGTTGATTTGGGAATGGTCGGTGGATTAGCAGAACAGGGTGGAAAGGGGGCTGTTAGTACAGGTGGTGGTTTTCTTGCCAGCACAGGCGCTGGGATTAGTTCTCTTATAGGTTCCTTTACTGGCGGCCCAGCCGAAGGTTCTGCAAAACTCGCCGCAAACTCAGTTGCGGGTCTTGGAGGGGATGCGGCCGCTGCGGGAGTTCGTTCTGCAAATAGAGTTACAGTTAATCCAAACACACGTGCGCTCTTTAAGTCAGTCAATATGCGTGCCTTTACTTTTTCTTTTAAACTTATCCCACTATCTGCGGCGGAAAGTTTAGAGATAAAGAAAGTGGTTAATTTTTTTCGTAGAGAGCTCTATCCGGAACAGATATTACTAGGAGAGGAACAAGATCAATCTGGGTCAGTTCCTCTAGGGTACAAATTTCCCAATAAGATTAACATAGAAATGTTTTATAATGAAAGGGGGGTCGCTACTAAAATTCTTCCATGTTACCTTGAAAGTGTTCAGACTGTGTATAACAACACTTCTATGGGTATGCACAGCGATGGTAGTTTCCAAGAAGTGGATATTACTTTAAACTTTAGAGAGGCTAGAACTCTTCACAGAAAAGATATTATAAACGGCGGTTATTAAAAATGTCACAATTTTATTTTAGAAATTTCCCTTTTATCAAATATTCTTTTGGTGACAATGAACCTGAAGTCTATTTTCAGAAATTGTCTGCCGCAATAGATTTGTTCGATGAAATTAAACAGGATGTATCCTTTGTTATTAAGAAAGAAGTACTTGATTTCGAAAGACCAGACACATTTTCTTACAAACTTTATAATACCACTGATTATTACTGGACATTCTTTTTAATGAATGATAAATTGAGAGAGTCTGGTTGGCCTTTAGATGTCGATAGAGAGTTTGAAGTTATACAAGAAAGATATCGACACTGGTCTTTTATTACAAATGGGTTTTTTGCTGGTCTTTTAACTGAAGGACAAGACCTTGTTTTGACAGGGGTTGGTGCGGCTGGTTACTACGCTAAAGTTGTTCGGGCAGAACCAACTACGGGACAAATTATATTACGTTCGACGTTTTTAAGACAAAATCCTGCGGATTTAGATGCTAACCCCATATCGGTCTCTGTAGCGCAAGTAGAAGGTGCGTTTCCATCAGTGACAGGCATACAATTCGAAACTGCTAATGTAACATATAATTTAACTGGTGCTTTTGGTTTAAATTCAAATACTAAAGAATATTTAGGTGTTCACCACTGGGAAAATTCAGATGGCGAATATCAAGACATCGACCCATTAACTCAAGATACCACAGGATTGACCAGAGTTACCTTTAAAGATAATTTCCAAGCCAAAAATCAATCGCTCAGAGAAATTGCAGTAGTCCGACCTGGGATAATTAATCAGATTGTCGGCGAGTTCCAAAAACTGATAAAGACATGACAGAACAAAATATTTCGCAACAATACAAACTGTTAAAGGCAGAAATTTCTGCTGATAAACTGGGGGAGAGAACGATTGATGTTCGTTCTCTCATTCCTGAACTTGTTTTTTATGAAAATCTAGAATATCCTTATATCACCGGAAAAATGATATTAGTAGACGATAATGCCGTTTTTGATTCTTTAAACTTTCGAGGCACAGAAAAAATTACATTTGAAATAGCTGGAGTAGGAAATTCATTAGAACCTGAGATAGGCGGTAACGATAACAAACAAAAAACATTTATTATGACCAAGATTGAGAGAACGGTTCGAACCAACGATAGAACAGATGTAATGTTGGTGTCTTTGGTAGAAGAACATTTCTTTTTAAATAGACTAATCAAAGTTAGCAAGTCTTTTACAGCTAACTTGGAAACAACCATTACTGAAATTATCGTGGGATATCTAAAAAGAAATGTTGACCAATCCTACCTCACTAAATCTGCACAGGGTGTTCGGAAAATAAATATACCTTATATGAATCCTCTCGAAGCTGTTGATTGGTTACGAGACCGAATGACCACTGAAATTGGTGCGCCTTATTTTGTTCATTCATCACTTTATGATAATAATATTCGTATCTCCAGTCTGGAAGGTTTTTTGTCACAGAAGGCATTTAATACAAAGGTTCCTTTCATTTATTCAGCAAGTCTTGCTGGTAATGCTGAAGCATTATCTGAAGACCAGAGAAGTTTTCTCATTGAAAAATATAAACAAGAATCATCAGAAGATTCGTTAATGATGGTTTCTAAAGGCGCATTGGGTTCTCTCTATACTAACACCGACATTGGTAATGGTATCACCACAAGAAACCGTTTTAACATCAGAGATGTTCTCCTAGATATGAGAAGTAAAGATTTATTGCCGGATACATCAACACAAACAGTATTCGATGAAACACAGTCCATTGGAAATAAATTTATTGACGAATATGATTCCAAAGTATATCATCAAATATCGTCCTCCGGAACTTACGATACCTTTTTGGGATATCATGATGTTGTTGATAGTCTTGACAATACATTAAAATTAAAAAATTCAGCACTGAGAAATGCTTTGTATAGAAATATGGTTAATGTTGTTGTGCCTGGAGTTGCGTTTATGTATTCCAAAGCAAGCGTTGGAGATATTATGAGGTGTGTATTTAACTCCAGTGCAGCAGATCCTAATGTCAAAAATGCTGAAGAATTGATAGACAAACAAAAATCTGGTAATTATTTAATCTATGCTACTCGTCATATGTTTAGAGACTCGAAACATTCGGTCTCTATCAATGCAACCAAAATAACAAAGGACTTCCCTGTACAGGCGAGAACGGGAGTAACTGATTTTGCTTAGATCAATAGAAACAGAATATTATGGTGATCAAACCCGATGGTTTGTTGGTACGGTGATTAGTTCATCTCCTCCTCCAGGTTTAGAAGGAAGAGTTCGTGTTCGTATTCACGGAATACATGACCCATATACTGGTAATGTCTCCGAATCTGATTTACCGTGGGCAACCGTTGTGTTACCTTTGACAGAAGGTGGTAGTTCTGGAATCGGTAGAGTGCCTCAAGTATTGCCGGGGGCCTTTGTGTACGGTATTTTTATGGATGGCAAATCATCTCAAACACCGTTAATATTAGGTTCGTTAAATAAAATAGAATTTCCAACAGATGTTCAGGCAAGATCATCCAAAGACAAAACATTAAGTCGTTTTAAATCGGAATATAATCCCGACAGAAAGGTTGATATCGTTTCGGAAGAAATGGTAGATGATAGTTTGTCGGAAGGAAACCTGGGAACCCGAAGAAGTCAAAGTATGAAATTTTTCATAAACAACGGTTATACCGCTCGCCAAGCTGCGGGTATTACTGGATGTTTGGAGGCGGTTTCTCGTTTCGTAACATCAACACCGGACGAACCCGATAGTCAATTTTTCGGTATAGCCAAATGGGATAAGAATGGGACAAGGTATAAAAACCTCATAACTTTCGCAACACAAATTCAAACAAGAACAACAATAAACCGTTATTCGGTGCAATTACAATATGTGCTTTACGAATTAAGAACACGATTTTCTAATGCAAACGCAAAACTTTTAAAATCAGAACTAATCGATGGGACTGGTGGTTCGGTGGATATTATTAGTAGATTGTATCTGAAAAATCGTTTCATTGCTGGTGTAGAAACAACTTTCTTTATGAGGAATGACCGAAGAATAAATACAGCAATCAAAAATGCTACCAAAGCATATAATGAAGTTACGGTGTGAATTAAATGGCTATTAGTAAAGAAAGTTTTGACAACGAATTAAACTCAACGAAAACAACAGTTTCTTATAGTGGTGTGGATAATGCTTCATCTCAAGTACAAGAAACCTTTGATGTTGTAAAATCAACGGAAGTGGGTAAAGAAACAAATCAGGTTATAGGCGGAGTTAAATCTGTCACAAGTAAAACTGATATTATTGGTGCAGAAAATTTCACTCCAACTGAAGGGGTTTTAACTTCAGGAGCTCTGGATGGTTCTATTAATCCAGCACTTAATACAGATATCAGTAGTCTGTCTTCCGAGATTGGAGTTGGTGTTTCAATAACATATAATGACAGTGGGCGTAACACTGGAATATCATACGCTAAAAAAGAAAGTGGTTCATTATCTTCAATCTTGAGTGGAATAACTGGCCTGGGGGTTGCGCCTGGTTATCTACAAAAAATGATTTCAAATGCTAATTCAAAGGGACTTAATACATCGATTAACTCTGTTGCTGGAAATGTTGGGGCTTTTTCTAGTATTGGTGCAGTAAACAATCTATCATCAAGGACTCAAAGTATTATTAACGATGTCGTAACTAATGCAGTTACGGATGGTAAAACAGGTTCGACCAATAGGTTAACAGCTTTTCAAAATGAAGGAAGTTCCGCTATTACTGATGTTGCAAATACTGTGGTTACTGCAATATCTCCTGATGTTGGTGGTGTGTTGGGTGCGGTAACTGGTAGAAAAGGTCAGGATGTTATTAAAGAGGTTCGTAATTATAAAAATACTAGAGCCGGTGTTGTGAATGAGAGAAACAAATTCATATCATCTTTGGAGCGAAGTTTTCCAATAGGAAAACTTGGATTTGCACAAAACTTGGTTCGTAAACTTGATACTAATAGTTTAGATAATGTTTTTGTTGCTAACAAAATTATAACAACTAAAGAAGATCGGGATGAAATCATTCGTTTATCACAAGGAACTCAGGTCCAAAAAGCCGAAGCCCGAAGAATTTTGCAAAAAAAATATAGTAAGACACCTAAAGAGGCTAAAGATCTTCTTAATGCTTTAGATTCTACAATAGCGGGTTCAATTATCGTTGATAATACTAATAGTGTTTTTGACGATCCGTTTGACATTAAAGGTCAAACACCTTGGAATAATGGTGTCGGCGCAGAAAACTTTACGTTTTCTTTTATATCCTCATTAGAAGAATTAGATGCTGAGTTTAGATCAATCACAAGAGAAGTGACCGAAATGGTTGTGCATTGGACAGAAACTTATTCTAACTCTAACATCGGTAGTGAGGAAATAAATAAAACACAGATATCTTTGGGTCTAAAAGGCATCGGTTATCACTATGTTATAAGAAGAGATGGTTCTGTACAAAGAGGTCGACCTGTAAATATACAAGGTGAACATGTTGATGTAAACGGTCACAACGAAAGGAGTATAGGAGTTGTATTTGTAGGAGGTATTAATGCGCCTACAGGAACACCCGACCCTTTAGAATATAAGTCATCAAGTTCTTTGACCCGAAGTCAGTTCACATCATTTCAAGAGATATGTAAAGCGTTTTATCGTACTTTTCCAGGCGGTCAGATTTTAGGACATAATGATTTGAACTCGTTGGAGGATGACCCAGGATTTGATGTAAGAGATTTTTGTGAAGATGTGTTTGGAAAGAAATCATTATTTTCTGATCCATCTTCTCAATCGCCGTTTACTAGTAAAGAAATAAACGAAAGTAAAATATTATGACAACTACATTAGACAACTTTTCAAACCGGATCAAAACTTTAGGGGCAGGACAAGAGAACACGAAAGGTGTTCCTAGAGAAGGTTTTAATGAGGCCTCAGGAGAGTTTCCCAAGAGAGACTACTTCTTCGGTTCGTCTATTAATAAATCCGCTCGGGGAGAAACAATAGAATCTCTATTTGCGGGTGGTGGTGATTATGATGTATCCGTTGAGTTTTCTGACCAAAACCCCTCACAGTTTCCTTACAATCAAGTACAAGAAACTACTTCTGGTCATGCTATTCATGTGGATGATACACCAGGCGGTGAAAGAATTCTAATCAAACATAGGACAGGAGCGGGACTAGAATTGAGAGCCGATGGAAGTGTTTTATTTTCGTCAGTAAACAAAAAGGTTTCTGTAACAGGCGGTGATGATGTTGTGATTGTGGAAGGTCAAGCGGACCTCGTATACAAAGGCAACGTCAATGTTAAAATTGCTGGGGATTATAATTTAGAAGTCGAAGGTAACATTAACGTTACTACTGCTGGTAATAAAACCGAAAAGATACATCGCAATCACACTAAGACCGTAGACGAAAATCAAAACCATGTGGTAAAAGGTTCTAGGTCTCTTCGAGTGGTTGATGTTAACACTGAAACTATGTTATCAGACAGAAACGTATTTGTCAAGGGAGAACAAAACAACTTTGTTGAAGGTAATGTTGAATTCACCAGTGGTAAAAAACTAATTACCACCGCTGTTGATGAATGGGTTGCTTCCTCTCAAATCACAAACATATCAGGTGACACTGTTTCCGTTATTGGTGTGACAGGAACAATTGGTGGACAGTTAATTGACCACTATGGTAAAGTCTTCTCAGGACCACCAGGCGGTTCTGGATTAGGTGCTACAACACATTATGGGACCTTTATCGGTAAAGCGACAGAAGCGATCACATCAGACTTTGCCAACAAAGCCGGCTTTGCCTTCTCAGCTCCTGCTGAGGTGAACACAGCTACTGGAGCTTCTGCTGTGAGGGATACTGAGAAGTATCCAACGGAAATGCCTTATATTCAAATTAAACCCACAGCAGATATGCCAACAACCGCAATCATGACACCTTTATTATCGTCTGGCAACTACGGTATACGAAATGTAAATGTTGACCCAGGCGATGAATTGAAGCTAGAAATTCTAAAGACTGACGATTATGATGGTTTATTTAATAGAGAACCCAGTATTCACGAAATACGTTCTAAATTAAGAGACCCTGCAAATCTTCAGAACGCAACTTTGATTGGTGCGTTAATAGGTGAAGGACGGTTATCCAGTAAATATGCTGATGTTCGTCCTCAATATATTGGTCGAGCATATAATAAAAATCCAAGTTTACAATTTGGTAGGACTCTGTTGGGTAACAACCCGGCAGAAAATAGAAGTAAGAGGTTTACTCCGTAATGATATATCTTGTTGATCCCGTATATAATCCAAATTTTCAGTCGGAGATTACTTCTGCGACACCCCTTGCGCCTGGCATAACGATTGCTAAGTTTTTAGGATCTCGTGGTTCACGGGTTCAGTTTGAACAATTGGATGTTGACAAACAATTGGTAGCAAGGCAATTGTATCTTCAAGCAGAAGCAATGAGAACAGTTTTTACCAACAAAACTTTTAAAAAAAACCGTCTCATAGTTTCAGAGGGGGTTTACAAACCATCGTCAACAGAAACCGTAACTTCTTGGTCAATCAACGATTACAAACAAACTGGACGTGCAATTGTTTATCAATTACTCGCCGAAAACGGCAAGATAGATTTTGAAAACACATTCGAACTGTCCGTATATTGGAAAGACTTTTTAAAGTATCAGGAACTTATTCTCGATTATGATACTTATGACCCTTCTGGTGAACTTAGCTGTCAAATTGTATTGGTCATGCCCGAAGCAAACTATAATTTTGACTTAAATTATACTAAAAACCTCAAAACTACTTTTAACGGTGTTACTTTATCGATAAATGAGGTTGTTGAGGTACTCATTCCATCGTCAACAGAAACCGGAACTTCACTTTTAAAAAAAACCGTCTCATAGTTTCAGAGGGGGTTTACAAACCCATATAAATAAAAATAACTTTTCGAGTACTAAAAATGGCAAGAGTTTTTTCACAAGAAGATGCAAATATATCTAAGATTAGTGCGTCTAGTACTAGAACTAGACCCTATAAGGATATTGATCTGACTTTTACTGCAAGCGATATCGGAAACATTTTTAAGAAAACCGAAACCGCTGCAGTTAAACAGGCCGTAAAAACCTTATTAAATTCGAACAAATTTGATAAACCTTTTGAACCAGGTTTTGGTATCGATTTGCAAAGTTATTTTTTTGAACTTGCAGACGAACAAACTGGTGGTAGAATTGTAGAAAAAATCAAGAGTACCATTGAAACTTACGAACCCAGAGCATCGGTAAGAAACATAAGAGTGGGTGTACAAGAAGATATTAATGCTGTAAATATCCTTCTCAGTTTTTCGGTAAGAAATACAGACCAAACAATAACAGTTGAAACTACAATTTCGAGGTTAAGATAAATGTCAACTACAATTAAGTCAACAGCTTTAGATTTTGACACGATCAAAAACAATCTGAAGACGTTCTTTGAAGCACAAAACGAATTTACTGATTTCGATTTCGAAGCATCTGGTTTATCCAATCTTCTTGATGTTCTTGCTTATAATACACACTATAACGCTTTAACTGCAAACTATGCTCTCAACGAATCTTTCCTTGGAACAGCACAATTAAGAAGTTCTATTGTATCTCTTGCGTCTGCTATTGGTTATATACCGGGTTCACGCACAACCTCAAAAGCAAAGGTACAATTTAGCGCATCTATTGGTGGTGGAAACGAACCACCTTCAATTACCATACCCAAAGGTTTTAAGTTTAACTCTACTATTAATGACATTTCATATTCTTTTATTACTACTGAGGCAACAACCGCTACAAACAATGTGGGCAACTATTCCTTTAAACTTCCGTCTGGCGATAATCCGGAAATAATATCAATCTCTGAAGGTGTGATTAAAACAAAAACTTTTATTGTCGGTTCTTCTGAAGAAGATGAGATATTCGTAATTCCTGATAAAAATCTTGATCGTACAACGGTAACGGTACGTGTTTTTGATACACCGTCATCTACGAATTTTCAAATTTATTCACCAATCAATGAAGCTACTGAAATCAATGAAAACTCATTAATATATGTTCTCAAAGAATCTCCCAATGGTTTCTTCGAACTTTCTTTTGGTAACGGTAACACTTTAGGGCCAACGCCAGAAGCGGGAAACAAAATTACTGTGGAATATATTAGTTGTTCTGGTAGTATTGCTAATGGGGGTAAAGTTTTTACTGCGGCAGAACAATTATCAGTCACACTAACCAACGACGATATCGTAAAAGTTGACATTACTGTCTCTACTATTTCAAACTCGATTGGTGGGGCAGAAAAAGAAACTAACACATCAATCAAAAGAAACGCACCGTTTCAGTATACTACACAAAATCGTATGGTCGTGGCTGGAGATTACTCCACTCTCGTTCTTGCAAGGTTTAGAGAATATATCGAAGAAATTAATTCGTGGGGTGGCGAAGATAATGATCCGCCAGAGTATGGTGCAGTATACATGAGTATTCGTTGGAAAACAGGTCTATCCCAGAGCGATATTAACGATCTAAAAGTTAATATTGAACTTTATGTCAACAGACTATCGATAGTGTCGTGGAAACTTAGGTTCTTAGATCCTGTTACAACATTTATAGAAACTTTGGTATACTACCAATACAACCCTAGATTTACAACGCTTGGTTTGAACACTATTAAAACCTTGGTTGGAAACGCTGTCAATAATTATTTTACTAACTCTATCGGGAAGTTTGGACAATCTTTTAGACGTTCTAATCTGTTGGCGTTTGTTGACAATGTTGACCCCTCTGTTTTATCAAGTAGAGCAGACGTGAAAATGCAACAAAGACTTACACCGACAGGACTAGACAACAATGGAAATTCAATTAGTCTTCTTGGTAAAAAAACAAATTATAATTTCTTTTTCCCACAAACTATCCAACAACCGAATAATTCAGAGTATATACTAACATCTGGTTTGTTTAGATTTCAAGGTAAAACCTGTTTTTTAAGAAACCGTTTAGGTTCAAGAACTATACAAGTTATACAACAGGGCGCTGGTGTTGCCTTAGTCGACAATGTTGGAGAATTTTTCTTAGACGGTCGTGTACGTTTGATTTCGTTTGCCCCCGAAACTGTTCTTGGGGGTGATGATTTTATTAAAATATCAGTAATTCCAGGCAATCAAAGTGCAGTATCTCCATCGAGAAATAATATTCTGTTGTATGATAATGATGTCTCATTCGAAACTCCAGTTTCGGTAACAAGTATATAATCCCATGGCTCATTTCGGTTACAAAGAAAATAACAGACGTGAATTGACCTTGTATGACAGGAAGATCAAAGAAGTTCTTCCTGATCATTTTATACAGGACTATCCTCAGTTTATTACATTTTTAGAGAAATATTATGAGTGGATAGAATCCGAGGAATCACCAGCTGAACTAATTCACCATCTTTTTGAGACCAAAGATATAGTCGAAACCGATTTATCTCTTTTGGGTTTCTTGGAAGACGAACTTCTATTGGGTGAAAGTTACTTTCAAGGATTTGTAGATAAAAGAGGTGCTGCTCAAATTGCAAGTAATCTTTATAAATCGAAAGGATCTAAACTTGCAATTCAACAATTTTTTCGTTCTTTCTTCGGTGAAGATCCGGATATTGAATATACTAGTGAAAAGGTGTTTAATCTAAACAGTTCAGAAATAGGACCTTTAAGTAATCGTTTTATAACGGACGATAAATTATATCAGACGTTTGCTATTCTCATTAAAATTGGTATTCCTATTACGGTATGGAGAGAAGTATATAAGTTGTTCGCACACCCAGCAGGATTTTATCTTGCTGGACAAATCCAAGCAGTTGGAGAAGCTGCGTTTGGCGGCATTCCTTATGATGGTTATGATTTGATGGATAGTGCTGGTCGAATTGCTACGCCTGTTGTGATCAGCATAGATTCGGCATCTTTCACTAAGTTAGCCGCTGATCAAAGTGAAACGAGTCATTATGCTATTTACGACTCTACATATACTGGGGGTCTCGGAAAGATCAAAGTTCACTTAGACAGATATCATGTAGACCAGTTTGAAGAATTTTCACTTGACCCATTGGCAAGATTCACACCAACTACATTAAAGACTCTTGGTGGTTTTGTGGTTCCGGGCGAAAGAGACGCATATGCTGGTGTGGATGGAAATAATGCATTAATAGGAACTATCGGTGTCGATTATGATTCTTCTTATGTAACTCCGAAGATTGCTTCGTTCGATATGGATAGTAGTACAGATGTTGATCGAGTCGGCAATAGTAACATCGACTTCTCTATTGATTCGGATGTGTCTCTGACAACCTTTATGGGAACTTTCGGAACCTTCGATAGGAAATAAGGTATAAATAAACATTAAGGTAAAATGGATTAAACGATGACAAGGCAAATTGTTAATATTGGTTCGACTGCAAATGACGGGACAGGGGATACTCTGCGAGCGGGTGCGTCTAAAATAAACGAAAATTTTCAAGAGATCTATGATACTTTTGGCCCAGATGGGTTTATTATTGGAACTTTCGTTGATTTTGATAGTGCTAGTATTAATTTTAAAGATCCCACACTGACATATAAAACAAATGTGGGTGCAGTAGGTCCATCACAAAACAACTCTATTAAATTTCCTGATTACTCGGCCTTCGTTGTCTTGGATTCCGCAACACAAACTTTGACGAATAAGACCCTTGATTCATGTTCTTATGGTGACTTATTAATAAATGATCTAAGTGCAGATCATTATTATCGGGTACATAGTTCGGAACTCGCATCAAATATTAGTATTCAGTTGCCGGTTTTAACATCTGATGATTCGTTTGTGTTTGCGAATGCGACCCAAAATTTAAAAAATAAGTCAGTTGATTCCTGTACTATTAACAATGCGATTATCTCTGATACCGTTTGGGTCGATGCAGGCAACGAAGGTATTTTAGAATTTGAGGCCGTTGTTGGAACAGCAGTTAACTATTTAAAATTAAGTAACGCCTTGACTAATAGTCCAGTTGATATTAGTGCAGACGGTACCGATACAGATGTTAGTATACGACTTCTACCGAAAGGTTCAGGAGCAGTTGAACTTTCTACTAAAGTTATGTTTGGTGACGGACAGTATGCAACACAAACCAGTAATGGTGGTACCGTCTTGGCCAACCAACCTGCGGTTTTTATCAATGCTTCAGGGACCGATAATTGGACTTTACCAGACGGTGATGAAAAGGGTGAAGTTAAATACGTAACAAATGTAGGCGCAAGTAATAATTTTGCAATTGTACCTACTAATTTTGGACAGGGTACTAATTTTACGTTAACCACTGGTACTGTAGCACATCTTATATGGGACGGTAGTAACTGGTATGTAATCAACAAAAGTGATGTAACAATAACACCATAATATAAAGGTTAAAAAGAAATGACAGCAACAATAACTGATCAATTCAAACGGGAATTAACTCAGGAACTCCGACGAGATTATGATTCTGGCGATAACTACTATATTGTTATCGGTAGAACAGAACAATGGGGTGCAGTAGATACTCCGCCTGATGTTTCACAAGTTGACTACCTACAGTCACCTTCTTGGTCTAAATCGACTAGAAACGCTTTTCAAGCTTCAAAACTGGTTACGAATTTAAGTTATGTTATCCCTCGTTATAACTGGACTTCAGGTACGATTTATCATGAGTATAACGATGATCATACCGACCACGATGACGATTCGAAAAAATATTATGTCCTTAATGACCAGAATCAAGTCTACATGTGTCTGAGGGCTGGTGTTGCTGGCGGAGTATTTCTTGATCCTATTAGTGGAAAAACTCTTCCGAATCCGTCAATTTCTACTGTTCAACCTACCGGAGGACTGAACGGGGTTCCTTTTAAAACCGGCGATGGTTATTTCTGGAAGTTTATGTATACCATTAGTGTTGCTGACACCGATAATTATGTAACTTCTAAATTTATTCCTGTTAAATTTGTTGACTCAGCTGGCGTAAATGATGTCGCAACAGACATTCAACAAAAAAATGTGCAAGATAATGCAGTTCCAAAATCAATTGTAGGATTTGAAGTTCTTGATGCGGGTAGTGGTAATTATAGTTCAACACCAACCGTTACAATTACAGGGGCGAATCAAGTACCAGCGGCAGGTGTTGCAAGAATAGACGGCAGCGGATATCTAATCAGCGTTGAAATTGATAGTAATGGTGTTGGTACGGGTTGGCAATTCGGTTCTGGATATGATAACGCTAGTGTTTCGATTAATGGTGCATCAGGAATTGTTAGACCAATTTTTTCTCCTAAAAACGGTATTGGTGCTGATCCAACTATTGACTTACGCGCTACTCAATTAATGTTTAATGTTCAGTTGGCTGGTAACGAAACTGATACAATCATACCTTTTCGGTCCGGACTATCTACATCTTTTAGACAGATTTCATTATTGAAAAATCCAACCACTACTGTAAATGATAGTGATTATTTTACAAGCTTAACTGGAAACAATTTAAACTCATTGACTACTTCATCTCCATCAGGGTTTTTTAGTCCCGGAGATTTTATTACAGGAGGCACCAGCAACGCTTCTGCAATTGTAGATCACTATTATGACAGTAGTGATGGTATTACCACTACAGGATATATGTGGTATCATCAAAACGATTCCTCTGGGTATGGAACCTTTCAGATAGGTGATGTTCTATCTAGAATCCAAGGTGGCGCAGCGGCAACCATCGCGACCTTCGTATCGCCAGATATAGATAACTATTCTGGTGAACTCATGTATGTTGACAATCGTTCTGAAATTCCGAGAGATGATGAGTCGCGTCAAGATTTAAAAATAGTAATTACATTCTAAGGATTATTTAAAATGCCTACTACTTACAATAGTAATATTGAATATACCACATATAAAGATGACTACAGTCCCAATCGTGGTTATCATAAGGTATTGTTTAATTCTGGAAGACCCCTTCAAGCAAGAGAGCTTAACGAATTACAAACAATAATCCAAAGAGAACTTTCTCGTTTGGGTGGTCACCTTTTTAAACAAGGTGCGGCAGTAAAACCGGGCGGCATCTATGTCAATAATGCTTACGAATATGTTCGTTTACAGTCGAGTGCATTTACTACTAGTGCAAACTTAGTGGGTAGAGATGTTACTGGTTCTACTTCAGGTGTGGTTGCACAAGTTATTCAATTTGTTCCTGGCACAGAAGATGCAGGGGATTTGACTAATGTACCGACCATTTATGTAAGATATAAAAACGGTAACCCCACATCTGAAACAGATCTTACACTCGCCGAGGGCGCTGACAATTCTGGTCCAGCGCCCGTCAAATTCAGTCCGGGTGAAATACTAACAGTTAACGGTGGCGATCCTGTTATTGTAGAAAATTCAAATTATAACAATTTAATTTGGCCAGTTGGTTTTGGTAGTAAATTGGGCGTTGGCGCTGGACATTATTTTGTTTTGGGTCATTTTGTAGAGGTTCCTAAACAAGCAGTAATTTTATCAAAATATTTTGGTGGTTTTACTGGCGATATCGGTTTTGTAGTCTATCAAGATATTGTCACGGCAACGGACAGTAATCTCCTTTACGATAATCAGGGTTCTGTTCCTAACCTAACATCACCAGGCGCTGATCGTTATAGAATTCGTTTAAAGTTAATGAAACGAGAAGACACTCTTCCTTCAGAAAACTTTATATTTTTGGCACGTATTGCAGACGGCGTTATTGCTCAGGCAACAACTGGATTAAACGAATATAATAAAATTAATGATGTCTTAGCACAAAGAACCGCTGAAGAATCTGGTAATTACATCGTAGAACCATATAAAATTCGTTTCGTTGAAATAGATTCTGCAGCTATTGAAGACAGATTGTATCTGGAAGTATCTAAGGGTGTTTCTTATATTAACGGTTATCGAACAGAAAACCCTACTCTTAAAAAACTTGTTATTCCCAAACCAACCGCAACAGAAACGATTTCTGGGGATGTTGTTCCCGTAGTTTATGACAGGTATTTTAATGTCAATTCAACTGACAACACCACGCACAGAGGAACTTTAACTTTAGGTTCAACTGTTAATCTTTATGCTGATCCTGGAGGAACTGGTTCGGTTATAGGAAATGTTAAAGTACGTTCTATAGAACGCACTACGGGTTCTGTTGGCGGCGTAAACTCAGTGACTCGTGTTTACATTTCTAGTTCCGGTGACATTTCTTCAAGCATCCGAAGTGCTAAGAGTATTGGCACAGGAACAACTAATTATTTTAATTTAGTGTTGGAAGGTAATCCTCTTCGAGCTGTTATCAAAGGGGACATAAAAAATAAAGATTTATTATTCACTTTACCTCGTCCCAGACCTTCCCTTGTGGGCGGGATAAATGGAGAGTTAGATTACAACTTTATTACACAACAAACATTTACCACCAATGGATCTGGTGAAGCATCAATAACAACCAGTGGTGATACTTATACAGACACATCGAGCTGGATTGTTTCTAGTCAAGATTCAGGTTCGGTATCTTTCATTGTTGATGCAACTCAAGGTGCTCCTGTCGGAACCCAAGCTGATTTTACCAATTTAACTCCAAACCTACAATATACAGCAACACTTTACAAAAGAATTACTAACGCAACGCCAAAACAGAAAAGACCCGTTGAAACGACAATAACGGGAACTGTAGTATCTGGTACTCCCTTTAATTTACAACAGTATGATATCAAAACAGTTTCGGAAATTAAAGATAGTGCTAACGGAAACAGTATTTTTTCATATTTCACATTAGACAATGGTCAACGTGATACTCATTATGCTAAGGGACGTTTAGTTCAGACCTTTCCATATTCTGGACCAATTTATACTAAATTTGAACATTGGGAAAGGGTAACACTTCCATCAGGGGGATATTACTATTCAAAAAATTCTTATATTGATGGACCTAGTATTTCTATAACATATAATGATATTCCAACTTATAAACCTACTAATGATGCCGCCACACGTTTATTCAATGTCCTAGATTTTAGACCGGATTTTGATAGTGTTTCCGGAACCTATGATAATGGAACGGAAACTTTCCATTTACCTAAACGGGCAACCTTAATAACTGGCGACAACTCTTACTACTTACCAAGAGCTGACAAATTGGTCATGTCTCAAGAGGGTAAGTTAATGTATATTCGTGGAGTTCCAGATAGAAATCCACAGTTCAAAAAGACGCCAGACAAATCACTAGAATTGTATAAAGTTGTGATGAACGCTAATACTCTGACGCCAGAAGATTTGTCGCTCACTAAAGTTGAACACAAACTTTATACTATGAAAGATATCGGTAAGTTAGAGAAAAAACTTGATCGATTAGAAGAGGTGACAGCTTTAAGTCTTTTAGAAGTTGATACTAAAAATCTTAGTCTATTAGATGCAGATGGTAATATCAGAACAAAATCTGGATTTTTTGTAGAGAATTTTAAAGATCAAACTCTCTCTGCTACGAAATCTAAAGATTATCGTGCTTCATTAGACTTCCAAAGTAATGTTGCTAGACCTAAATTTTCCTCAGATAATATCCGATTAATTTGGGATCAAGCAAACTCTTCTGGTGTTATTAAAAAAGGAGATATGTTATATCTTGATTATGCCGAGGTTAATTGGAAATCTATTCTAATAGCTTCTCGTAATGAACCAGTAAACCCATTTATCATCAATATTTTTGACGGGTTTATGAGTCTGTCTCCCGCATCTGATGAGTGGAAAGACACCAAGTATAAAGCACCTAAAATTATTCCTAATGGTACTCGAATTGAAAGTACCGATGTTGGGTTTATTTGGAACGAGCACGAAACCAACTGGTCTGGTCAAAATCCCGATGATTTGGAAGTCGGACAGGTAACTGGTGTTAACTCGACAATATCCAATTCAAATTCTTATGATGTAACAAACTCAACGACTACCGATGGCGATGGTTTGTTTGTTGAAAGTATCACAACAGATACGACTACTACTAACACCACAACTACTACCAAACATACTGTCACCAAGATCGTGAGTGAAGAAACCATCGAAGAAGTTGTTGGTGACAGAATAGTTCAGGTTTATAGTATTCCTTGGATGCGTTCCAGAAAAATTTATTTCAAGGCTGAAGGGTTGCGACCAAGTGTCAGAGTTTTTCCGTTTTTTAATAACAAGAAGGTCTCTAAATGGTGTAGACAAGAAAGTTTTGTTCTTTTCTCCGACAGAGAAGAAGATGAAGGAAATATTAACACACAATATACTCAGCACCCAGACGGTCCAACTACTCTGATAACCAATCAATTTGGAGAAGTGTCCGGTTCATTCCTAATTCCACGGGTTATCAATGCGGATCTTTATTACAAAACTATCCTTGGAATTGAAACATATGATCCAGCACAAGATGTTGATAGGTTCCCTGCGGGTTCTTTAGAGTTTAAACTTTTAGATATCACGCAACCACTGGATGATGCAGCAACTTCAAGAGCGTTTACAGTTTACAGTGCTAAGGGTGTCTTGAATCAAAGACAAAAAGATGTTCTGAGTACACGTGTTCTTCATGAAGCTTCATCAGATTTTTATAGTGAAAGTTTCCACGTTTCTACAACATCTGCCACTTCGTTGGTACAAAACGAAACTACCGCTAATCAATTCACAGAATTGTTGTCCACAGTAGAAGATATGTCGAGTGAAATTGCCGAGCTCGGAAGTCAAATTGATATTATTCAAGAAGAACTTGATAATACAGAACTTGAAGTTACCGCTCTAAATAACGAATACCAAAACCTTAGTGATGCTGTTGCCAATAATAGGGCAACCCTTGAAACTATTGTAACTACTGAAAATAGTGGAGTTGGCCAAGATACTGGTAATGCCAATGATCAGGGTTCTGGTGTAATTGCTCAAGGAACAACAACTGTACAATCTGTGGTTATTGAAGAAGAAGTATCAGGAGTTGGTGGTTCAAGTTCTGGGACTCAAGCTGTTGCCACCACAGTGTTCAATGTTAACAATGGTGGTGAGGCAGTCATTGGAACCGCTAATGCTATCGATGTTACCTATGAAGGTTCTGGGTCAAACGAAGTTGCGACTGTTAGCATAACTGACGGATCGTTTAACGAACTGGACCAGATCGTTGTGGTATCTGCTGGAGTGCGACCGGATACAACTAGTGGGAATGATACAGCTGCAAGTTTTGGGTATACCCGAGCGATTCCCAATAATCTAACGGCAACTGAAGGGGGTAAGACGGCGGCCGCAACCAATGATCAGACTACTTATACCAATGCCGGGGGTGAGACCCTTTATGTTTATAATGTCGATGAACCCGACGCTACTAAAGTTTCTAGTGCACATAGAACAGGCGATAATTCTGAGCAGGTCAGGCGGTGTAGGTATCACGACCCTATCGCACAAACTTTCATGGTAGATAATGAATATGGTACTTTCATTACTAAAGTCGGGTTGTTCTTTGCTACTAAAGATCCAACTATTCCTGTACAGGTTCAGATTAGACCTACCGTAAATGGGGTGCCGTCATCTTCTAAAATTATTGCAAGTAAGTTTGTTGCATCTTCTCAGGTTCAGGTTCCCGCAAGAGTGGATTTTAAAAACTTCGCGACTGTTAAGAGCACCGAAACCGTATTTGAATTTGATGAACCAGTTTTTCTCAGTCCATTCACCGAATATGCAATTTGTGTACTTGCATCCAATACACCATATTATACGGTATATGTTTCAGAAATGGAACAGTGGGTGTTGGGTTCAACTTCAGAAAGAATTCTAACACAACCTTCATTGGGTTCGTTCTTCAGATCTCAAAACTCTCAGCTTTGGGAACCTGATCAACAGGTAGATATGATGTATAAGTTATATCGTGCACAATTCCGTTATGGTGGTAAGGCTGTCTTCCGTAACGCTGATGTACCGAGAGAACTTTTAGATCCAGACCCCATTAACACGACAGCAGGTTCTACTGAAGTTTATGTTAATCATTATGATCATGGATTAAGAGTCGGTGATAAAGCTGAACTTCTGGGTCTCGATTCATCAGCAAAATATGGTGGAGGGACTGGTGTTTTGGGCAGTTCTATGTTGACAATTAATGGTGTTCGTAGAACAGTTACTAAAGCCGATACATTTGGATATGTTTTTAATGCTGATAGTGCTGCACCAACAACCAGTACTTTTGGTGGAACCGGAATTACTTCTGATAGAAATATACAGTTCAATATTGCTAATTTAAATATTGAAACTGCTAACCCAGATGCAACCTCGATTTCTGCTGGATATAAATTTACAACGGGTAGTTCTATTGCTGGTAATCAAACCTCTTACAATAAAAATACTCAATGGCAGAGGATAACTCCCAAAATAAACACTTCCTTTGATGCTCCAAGACAGATTGCAAATCGTTATAACGAAACAGATGCTACTGTTGGTTTTCAACAAAGGTCTTGTGAGATTAAAGTTGATCTAAAGAGTAGTCATGAATTTATTTCACCTATGTTAGATCTCCAAAGATGTTCATTGACTTTGATCGAAAATATTGTTGATTTTCAAGACTCTGCTGATGTCTCAGACTTTAAGAACATTCCAATAAGATATACTTCTGAAACAGATCCATATAGTGGTTCGCATCCTGCGAAACATATTACTAAACCGATTTCTTTAGCTGAAGATGCGGTTGGTTTAAAAGTTTTATATGCTGCGAACATTCCTCCAAATACTGAAATCTTGTTGTATTACAGAACGTCAGTAGATGGCGAGGACATTACCACCAAAAATTGGATTTATGATGCTCCAGAAAATACTTTGCCTACTGACGAAAATCCCACGATTTTCAGAGAGTATACAAACTTAATGGGTGGTGAAGGTGGATCTCTGGATGCGTTTAACGAATTCCAATTAAAAATGGTTTTCCGTTCTAAGAACTCATCTAAAGTTCCAGTGATTAGGGATTTAAGAGCAATTGCTTTGGTGGATTAATGAAATTAGTAAAAGTAGATGGCCATACGGGTCTCGGAAGGGATTCTAAAACTGGTGCAATCATTAATATAAATAAAAAAGAAGTTGAGACGGCACGCGAAAGAAAGAAACGCAGGCAAGAAGTTCGAGAAGAAAAACTAAAACTTGAATCTCAGGTCGACCATTTAGAAAATGAAGTTGCCGATATCAAACACATGTTAACCCAGATATTAGAGAAACTATAATGGCAGACCCTTACGGATATGATCGTCCTACTTTAGTAGACCTTACCGATAACGTCAATACTTTTCGTCGTAAAGTTAATCAGATCAGTGACGATCTGGGAGACAAGAGACGTTTACTAACAGATACGGGAACCTCTCTTGCGTCTGACAGTGACCTTGTCGGCAGTTTAATCGAACTTGATTATCGAATAAATCAAACAAGTAATGATTTGTATCTTCGTGCAAACGGAGGTAGTCTTTATATTCAAAACGGCAACACTTCAACTATTGCTGCTGAATTCTTATATGATAGTGCAGCCGGTAACTTGAGTCTTATCACCCCGATGTCTGGTGACTTCACTATCGACACGGTTGGAGATATTATTCTTGACGCAGACGGTAATGACATTATCTTTAAGAATGGTGCTGGTGGCGATACTGTTACTCACACTTTAGCAAACGATGGTAATTTTGTCATTGCTGCACCTGCCAATTATACTGTTGATGTTGTTGGCGACATTACGTTAGATGCTGCTGGCGATAACATCTTCTTTAAAGACGCTGGCACTACTCGGGTAACATATACTCTTGGCGCTACAACCGACATTTCAATGCTCGGTAGTTTAACCACTAACGTTGATGGTTCGATTGCGGATTCTGCTGGTACTAGTATTTCGCAAACATCAGGATCTACTTTCACACAAACATCAGGATCTACTTTCACACAAACATCAGAATCTACTTTCACACAAACATCAGAATCTACTTTCACACAAACATCAGAATCTACTTTCACACAAACCTCTGGCGGCAACTTTACCACTAATGTTACTGGTGAATATCTTGTAGACGCTTCTGGAGATATTACTTTAGATGCAGACGGTAATGATATTATCTTTAAGAATGGTGCTGGTGGAGATACTGTTACTCATACATTAGCGGATACTGGCGATTACACAATTACATCCCCTGCCAATTATACAGTAGATACTGTTGGCGACATTACTTTAGACGCAGACGGTAATGATATTATCTTCAAGAATGGAGCTGGGGCAGATACGGTCACTCACACATTAGCAGATGACGCTAACTATACAATTACTGCTCCTGGTGATTATGATCTAGACGTTGTGGGTGACATTACTTTAGACGCTGATGGCAATGACATTATCTTTAAGAATGGTGCTGGTGGCGATACTGTTACTCATACATTAGCAGACGATGGTGCTTATACAATTGCTCTGAGTGGAACAAATGGCTACACCGTTGATGTAGGTGGAGACATTACGTTAGATGCGGATGACAATGACATCGTATTCAAAAATGGTGCTGGTGGAGATACTGTTACTCATACATTAGCAGATGACGCTAATTATACCATTGTCTCTCCTGCCAATTATACAGTAGATACTGTTGGTGACATTACGTTAGATGCAGACGGTAATGATATTATCTTCAAGAATGGATCTGGAGGTGATCAGGTCGCTCATACATTAGCAGATACTGGCGATTACACAATTGCATCCCCCGCCAATTATACAGTAGATACTGTTGGCGACATTACTCTTGATGCTGCTGGCGATAACATCGTATTTAAAGATGCCGGTAGTACTCGGGTAACATATACTCTTGGCGCCACAACTGATATTGCATTAGCTGGCAATTTAACCACTAACGTTGATGGTTCTATTGTAGATTCTGCTGGAACCACCTACACAAGAGTTGCTGGCACTAATATATCTGATACGGCAACGACAGGAACAATTACCCAAACTTCTGGAACAACCTTTAATCAGGTGTCCGGAGGGAACTTCACTACAACAGTTACTGGTAATGTACTCGTAGATGCTTCTGGAGACATTACTTTAGACGCTGATGGTAATGATATTGTTTTTAAGAATGGAGCAGGCGGCGATACTGTTACTCACACATTAGCAGATGACGCCAATTATACAATCACAGCTCCTAATAACTATACTGTTGATGCTGTCACAGATATTACTTTAGACGCAGACGGCAATGACATCGTATTCAAAAATGGTGCTGGTGGCGATACTGTTACTCACACTTTAGCAAACGATGGTAATTTTGTCATTGCTGCACCTGCCAATTATACTGTTGATGTTGTTGGCGACATTACTCTTGATGCTGATGGCAATGACATTATCTTTAAGAACGGAGCGGGAGGCGACCAAGTTACTCATTCGTTAGCGGATGACGCTAACTATACCATTACTGTTCCTAATAATTACACCCTAGATGTCTCAACTGATATCACCCTAGACGCGGATGGTGGTAATTGGTTCTTCAAAGACAATGCTGTTACTCAGTTCGAATTTATCGCTGGAACCAATAAAGAGATCGATGTACCATCTGGTGATCTTACAATCGATGTGGCAGGAGATATTAATCTCGATGCAGATGGTGGCGATGTCGTTATTCTGGATGGAGGAGTAGAAGATTATAGATTCGCTACAGACGGTACTGTATCCCGAACAGGTGATTTGATATTAGATATATCTGGAGATATTACTTTAGACGCAGACGGCAATGACATTATCTTTAAGAATGGAGCTGGTGCTGATACGGTTACTCATACATTAGCGGATACTGGCGCTTATACAATTACTCAAAGCGGACTGGGTGACTACACCGTTGATGTCGGTGGGGATATTATCTTAGATGCAGACGGTAATGATATTATCTTTAAGAATGGAGCTGGTGCTGATACGGTTACTCATTCGTTAACGGATGGCGCTAACTATACCATTACTGCTCCTAATAACTATACTGTTGATGTCGGTGGGGATATTATCTTAGATGCAGACGGTAATGATATTATCTTTAAGAATGGAGCTGGTGTTGATACGGTTACTCATTCGTTAACGGATGGCGCTAACTATACCATTACTGCTCCAAACAATTATACTGTTGACGTGGTCGGCGATATTACTTTAGACGCTGATGGTAACGATATTATTTTCAAGAACGGGGCGGGAGGCGACCAAGTTACTCATTCGTTAGCAGATGACACTAACTATAACATTGATGCTCCTGGTAATTATACTGTAGACGTGGTCGGCGACATTACTTTAGATGCAGCTGGTCAACAAATTAATTTCTTGGATGCCACCAATACAAGGATGGTATTCAATCTTGATGCGACACCGCAACTCGATGTAACAGGTAATTATACTGTAACAGGTACGGGTTCAATTGTTCAGTCTTCTACTACTACACAAGAATTGACGGGTACGGATATTACCCTTGACGCATCAAACAACATTTTTCTTGAAGCTGATGGAGATCAGATTCATCTTCGTGCTATTACTGCCGATAAATTTATTTTTGGCGTAGCAACTTCACCGACTCTTGGTATTACTGGAAACTATACTGAAACAGGTTCAGGTTTTCATGTAACCAAGTCTGGTACATATATGAAAGATTCTGCGGCAACGAATTATACGTTGACTGCAAACACTAATATTTTACAAACTGCATTAAATGGTTCAATCACAGAAACTTCCGGAACCACCACCACTCAAACAGTCGGCACAAATTACACGTTGACTGCTGGAGGTAATTATACGGTTGATGTAGATGGCTCGATTGCAGATTCCGCAGGCACAACATATTCTCTTGTTGCTGGAACTTCTATTAATCAAACTTCCGGAACAACCTTCGATCAGGTGTCTGGTGGAAACTTTACCACTACTGTTACTGGTAATGTACTCATAGATGCTTCTGGAGACATAACTCTCGATGCGGAAGGCGCTACTTCTAGAACTTCGGGTACTAGGACAACCGATACGGTAGGAACAGAGTATACATTAACAGCGGGTAATAAAGTATCTATTACAGGTGATTCTGTAGATATTATTTCCGGAAATGTTTTCACGTTAACTTCTGCCGATGATTTTATAACCAACGTAACGGGAGATTACTTAGTAGACGCTTCTGGCGATATTACTTTAGACGCTGATGGTAATGATATTATTTTCGCTAATGGTCAGGGTAACGATACAGTAACTCATACATTAGCAGATGACGCTAATTATACTATTACTCAAAGCGGAACAGGCGACTACACCGTTGATGTTGGTGGAGATATTATCTTAGATGCTGACGGTGGAGATATCTTCTTTAAAGATGGTGGAACAACTGAATATCAGTTTGCCACAGATGGGACAGTATCCCGAACAGGTGATTTGATATTAGATATATCTGGAGATATTACACTAGATGCTGCCGGGGATAACATTTACTTTAAAGATGCTGGAAGTACACGCATCACGTATACATTAGGTGCAACAACTGACATTGGATTGGCAGGTAGTTTAACAACTACGATTGGTGGGTCAACCACAGAAAACGTAACCAACTCTATAGAAAGAAATGCTGGTTCAACTATTCTAGATTCCGCAGGTACAACGCACACAATTGTAGCTGGAACCAATCTTGTACAAACGGCAACCGATGGTTCATATACTTTAACGACTGGCACTACCATTGAAGAAACTTCTGGTACCACAATAACTCGTACTGGTGGCCTAGGCATTTCCGATGTTGTAAGTTCAGGTAACTATTCATTGGACGCTTCAGCAGCTATCAAAGATTCTGCCGGAACAACTCATACAATTGTTGCTGGAACTTCAATTAGTCAAACGGCAAGAACGGGTTTTATTCAGACTGTCACGGGTGGAAACTTTACCACAAATGTTACAGGAAATTATCTCGTAGACGCTTCTGGCGATATTACTTTAGACGCTGATGGTAATGATATCGTCTTTAAGAATGGAACGGGTGGTGATGTTGTAACCCATACATTGGCGGACAATGCTGATTATACTATTACAGCACCTGATGATGTTGTGATTGATGCAGAGGGTGACATCACACTGGATGCGAATGGCAACGATATCTACCTAAGAGATGGTGGTAGTCTAAGAGTTCAATATAATCTAGGCAATAACAATGCTGAAAATTGGACTGGTAATCTTATCCGTAATGTGACAGGTTCTTTAAAAGATTCTGCTGGAACTTCTATAGAAATTGTTTCAGGTACCACATTTACCCAAACATCTGGGGGTAACTTTACTACTAATGTTACAGGGGAATATCTAGTAGATGCTTCTGGAGACATCACCCTTGATGCAGGTGGGGCAAACATTAATTTTAATGATGGTGGCACATCAGTCGGTCACATTGAGATGGCAGGACAAAACTTAGAGATAAAATCTAAAGTTTCTGATAAAGATATTATTTTTAAAGGTAACGATGCTGGCTCAGCAATCACAGCCCTCACCCTTAATATGTCTGATGCTGGTAGTGCCATATTCAATCATGATGCTTATTTCCCAGATAATGGTAGATTAGTCTTCGGAGCTGACGGCGACCTACAGATTTATCATAATGCTGGCACCTCTTTTATAACCGAAAGTGGTCCAGGCGACTTTAAGATTGGCGGTGAAAACTTATATCTTCAAAATACTGCCCACAATGAAAACTATTTAGCTGCAATAGCCAACCAAGGGGTCACACTTTATTATGCAGGTGCAAGCAAGATAACCACAACCAACACAGGCATCGACATAACTGGCACAGCCACGATGGATGGGCTTACTGTTAATTCTACTAATAACTCAGGCAATACTGGAACACCAACGATAATAATAAAAGATTTAGATACTACTGTTAGTGCTGGTCAGTACACTGGAGCAGTTGAGTTTGAAACATCAGATACAGGAAATCCGGGTGTAAACAGTTATATCCGTTCAGTTATGACGGGTACTGGCGGTGCTGGTTCGCTTACGTTTGGCACTGGTTTTGCTGGTTCATTAGCCGATAGAGTTTTAATCGACGATAACGGCGACATCAGCTTCTACGATGACGAGGCTGCACAAGGCTTGTTCTGGGATTCTTCGGCATCGGCGCTTGGGCTTGGTACGACTACGCCTGCTTGGGGACTTCAAACTGGCAACTTTAGAGGATCAGCTTCTGCACCAGTCTTTAGCGGAACGAGTGGTGATGGATTTGCATTTGATTATTACAACGGTCCAAATCCGTATCCAAGACACGGCTCCATTGCCGTAATTGGTGCAGGCACTGCCACTGCCGATATGAGCTTCTGGACGGATTCAGGATCTGCTGTAGTAGAACGTATGCGCATCGATTCCACAGGCAACGTGGGAATAAATGTCGCAGACCCGACTCACAGGTTGGAAGTAGTA